TGTAACTCGTTTATTAGCAGCAGCTTACACAAAGCATAATATCGCTAACAGCTTGGTAAAGAAGCTGTTAGCGATACAATCAAATAAAAAGCAATATTGTCTAAAAGTGACCTCGCAGGGTTCACTTATAATATATTGTAACTATCTGATTGTCAGCTTTCTTTGGTTTTTATGGTGCAAAGTTAGGTAAATTCTGGGTAACAAGCAAACTATTTTATAAAATAGTTTACGGAATTATGATTTTTTATGGTGTTAACGAATGTAAAGTGAATTTGGTCGGATGAACAAGAAAACGTATCTTTGTATCGCTTTTTAGTAGTAACGCACTAACATAAGGCGCATTTAGGATACTTCAATCAACATATGTGGAGTCCTCGTTCAAAGTTCGGAGCGTTACACGAGCTTTTGAATGGGGACTCTTTTTTTGTCCCCATTCAAAATGGTCGGAGTGGAAGAGACGGCTAAATACACCACGCAACATTTCGACTTGAAACAAACACTGCAAGTGGGACCCAGGGCAGAAGCGCAAGAGTTGATTGAAGAAGACGCGGGAAGGACGGTAGCGAACACCGAAAGCTTCATACACTAACTGTCGTTAGCTGGCAAGTGGTGGTGACGGGGGTTGATCCTGACGGGACTCATCGTTATACAGACTCTCACTTATAGACGGATTTTCAAGTCCTCTATAAGGGGAGAGTCTGCTCAAAAAGCCTCAACCTTCTGAAACTCTTTTAGAAGTTTAATGAAGAATATTGATGATAAATTATTGTATTTTCTCTTTGTTTCTTTCTCTTTATTTTAGACAAAACTTTTAAAAGTCGATATGGTATAGAGAAGTCGCGAAGAAATTAATATAAGAGTTGTTATTATTTACGTTTTTAGTTGCATAACCTTATTGATAAGGTAGCCATCCGTGAGGACAGCTACCTTTTTTTTGTCGGCTTTAATCGTCTTTTTTAAGCCAAGGGTATAACGGGACTACCCTACAAGTTGTTGACGGTCGGGAGACTGCTTGTTCTGGTTCTTCTCCAGAATAATGGAGCGCAACTCTTTAATGATGCCTTCCTTGACGAGTATTTCTGTCTCGTACTTCTTCTTAAGCACGGCAAGGTCGGGATGCTCGGTGACGAGCATTGGCTCTTTGCCTCGTATTAGCCATTCCGCAGAGATGTCGGGGAAGAGTTGTAACACGTGTTCGATAAACTCCAACTTAGGTGGCTGTGAGCCGTTGCAATAGTTTACGACCGTAGACGGACGCTGGTCAAGACGATCGGCAAGACCACGAGCCGAGAGGTTGTAATGTCGGCGTAGGGCTTCGAGGCGTTCGATAATGGTTTTCATAGCTGTAAAATGTTTATTAATGTAATCATATGTAAAAATATATAAATAAAAAGTAGTTTTATGCCCAAATATTTGGGCAGTTGCCCATATAGTTGTACATTTGCATCGGTAAAACGGTTTACAACCGTTACATAAACTTATTTATTGTGCAAATATACAGATAATATGGCAAAGTTGATAAATAAAACGAAAATAATTGTTCCAAAGGAACAAATTTCCGTACTGATGAATCGGTTTGGATATAAAAGAACAGCTGTGTACAATGCGCTTGCTTACCGTTCGCACTCGAGCGTGGCACAGAACATACGCAAGATGGCCTTGGACTCCTTAGGGGGAAGGAAGGTGAGATTGCCGATGTTTGAAGAATAGAGAAAGCTGACAATCAGATATTAAAGCAGTTTGTTTAAGATGTGACACGGAGGAGTCTGTGCCGTTAGATTATTCGGGCTGTTGGTTCGTGAGGATAGGCAGTTTTTTAAAATCTTTAAAAACCAATGCTATGCTGCAACTTTTTACGACACGCACCTATCAAGATAGGGTTGACGAGATATACAAGCTGCTCGAGAGTGACAGGGATTGCTCGCTGAGGCTATTCGAGTGGCGCATGAGGCGGATACACTGCCTGATCTTGAAGATTAAACAACGTTCTGCCGACATGGGTAGGAAGGAGGAGATATACTAAGGATATGTTTTGGAAGAAGAAAGATAAAAACAAGTCCGACACTTGTGGGAAAACTGCAAGGACGGGAAAATGGAGAAGCACAAAATCGCTTATAACAAAGCTCGACAAGACAATGAGCTTGTATATCCGATTGCGTGATGTAAACAAGGATGGGTATTTCCGTTGCCCAACGTGTGGACGCTATCTCCCATTTGCGAAGGGCGACTGCTCACACCTTTGGGGACGTGCCCATATGAACACAAGGTTTGACCCAGACAATATGGTTATGGAGTGTGCTTATGATAACAGAATGAACAGTTCGCATCTGTTAGAATTGAGTAGATTCTTCGAAAAGAAACTTGGAACTCAGAAGTACGAGTTGTTGAGAGTGAAGCACAACCAAACAAAGAAATGGTCGAATTGGGAACTGGAAAAACTCATTGAATACTACGAAAAAGAAATAAAAAGACTAAAGGAGGAGAAGCATTATGACGAATGGCATAAAGTGTAATAAGGATTTTTATATAGGAATGAATTGATAAGCTCATATTGATTGTAAAATGTTTTTATTGTTAGGAAGCAGCAGTGGCTGCACTTTCATGATTTTAGTTTCCGGCTGTCTGGTGCGTGAGTATAGGGCAGTTTTAAAAAGGGGGCGTGACTACGGCTTGGGTAGCGTAGAGTTATAAAGAGATGGTTCCGATGTGAGGGTTCGATTCCCTCTGCCCCCACGATAATTTCATTCTCATATTTCTGATGATTTAAAATTCAATAAACAAAGCTCTTATTGTTCGGTTCGTGAGAATAGAACAATATTTTACTACGAAACTATAAAACAAAATATAACATGAACAAGGAATATGTTTTACAGAAACTGCAGAAGATGATGCCCGACGATACAAAGAGACCGATGGGTGTGAGCTTTGCAGAATTGAAGACAGCCGTACAGGAGGATTTGAGGGAGGTAATGAAGGAGCTGTTGAAAGATGGCGACATAAACTACTTTAAGACTCTGAACGGTGTGACAATATATTTGAAGGATTCTAAATTGTGATAATATGAAAGAGATATGTATTTACGAGTTGCACCTGAGGTACTTCAAGGGTGCGGAAAAAGCCGATTACGAGTTTAGCAGCCGCATCAATGTGGTGAAAGGCTGTAACGGCATAGATAAATCGACGATAGCAGACGCTATTAGTTGGGTACTGTTTGGAACGAACCAAGCTGGTGACACCAAGTTTGGTATAAAGACCAAGGACGAGCACGGCAACGAGATTGAAGATGTGGAACACTCGGTTGAGATTAGGTTGTGCACGCGTGACGACTCGGACTTTCTTGAAGGCATACCCTTGTGGACAGGGAACCATTTGCTAACCCGAATACTTACCGAGACACGCAAGAAAGATGGTAGCGTGACTAACAACTACACGTACAAGGTAGACGGAGAGGTAGTGACAGCTGGAGATTTTAAGAAGGTTGTTGACGGGATTTGTCCGGAAAAGGTGTTCAGGCTCTGTTCATCGCCTTATGCTTTTGTAGGAATGGAATGGAGCGAGCAGCGCAAGAGGCTGAACGAAATGTACGGCGTTCCGAGTGTGGAGGACGTGACGGGAGAAGTGGTGAATGATGGCGCTGCAAGCGCTGAAGCTGCCACGGCTGCAGAGGACGATAATCCGTTTAAGTAATGGAACTACGCATCGTAGGCAGTTCGAGTAAGGGCAATGGCTATTTGCTCGAAGCAGAGAATGGCGACCAGCTTCTGATTGAGGCTGGCTGTCATTTGAGAGAATATCAAGAGGTTGGAAGGCTTAAAAGAAGTCGGGCACGTGGCATGATAGTAAGTCATGAACATGGAGACCATTGTAAGTATGTGCGCGAGTTTACAAGTGCCGGGATAGACGTATACTCGACAGCTGCTGTAAAGGAGAACAATAAGTTTGGTGTTACGGCGGTGGAGCATGGCAAGACATATCAAGTGGGAGACTTTAGAGTAACGCCTCTGAAAGTTGAGCATGACGTGGAATGCTTCGCTTATCTCGTGCATCATCCGGAAATGAAGACGCTCTTTTTTTCTACGGACTGTTGGAATCTGCATCAAGTAGTGAAGGGAGTGTCGCATTATCTCATTGAGGCTAACTACCAGGATGATATACTTGATGAGGCTGTGAGAGGAGGACGTACGGTAGCATCACAAGCGGACAGAATAAGGCTGAGTCACATGAGCTTGAAACATTGTGTGGAGTACTTGAAGATGTGTGAGGCGGACAAGACAGCGAGAACGATAACGCTGATACACGCAAGCGAGAGACATCTGGACAAGAAACACGCTGAGCTGACGGTGGCAGGACAGACTGGAGTGCCGACATGGGTGGCGAAGAAGGGACTGGAAATTGTATTAATGTAAGAAAATAGAACAAAATGAAAATATCTAAATGGAAAGTAACCGCTTTTGTGGTGTGGGTTGTTACAACACTCATTGTTGTCAGCATTGCGCTGAGAGGTGTAAGTAAAGCTGACACAGCAACAAATCTGATTAGCGTAGCAATCCTTTTATTTTGGACGCTCTTGTCCTTAGCAACGAATTGTCTCACTTTTAAAAATAATAAAAACAATGAGTAAAATTAAATCAATCTGTATGTTTTCGCTGCTCGCAGCAGCCGTGTCTCTAACCTCTTGCAGCGAGCGCATCGACGCAGGCTCCGAGGGTATCCTCGTTAACCTTTATGGTACAGACAAGGGTGTTGACGACGTTAGTCTCGTCACTGGCCGTGTGTGGTACAACCCCTTCACCGAGGAGGTCTACGAGTACCCCACGTTCGTCCAGACCATCGACTACCCCGCTTTCACCGTTAATGCAAAGGACGGTTCTGCGTTCACAGTAGACCCTACAGTCTCTCTCAAGATGATTGACGGCAACGCCCCCAAGGTATTCAAAAAGTACCGCAAAGAACTCGGCAGTATTGTCAATGGTACGCTGTACAACTACGTCAAGGATGCCTTCCGTATACAGCTTAACAAGTACACCACCGACCAGATTGTCAGCAATCGCGATACTGTTGAACGTGCTATAGAGGCACAACTAAGCGAAGCACTTGCCAATGAGCACTTCCATCTCGAACAACTCACCTCTGGTCTCAAATACCCAAACTCTATCGTGCAGGCAGTCAACCAGAAGAACAAGGCCATTCAGGAGGCGCAGCGAGCACTCAACGAGGTTGCCGTCAAGAAGGCAGAAGCCGAGAAGATGCTCGTGCAGGCACGTGCTGAGCGCGAGGCCAACGAACTCAAGTCTGCAAGTCTCACTCCTGCAATCCTCAAAAAAATGTGGATTGAGAAGTGGGATGGCAAGCTCCCGGTTTACGGAAATGTGCCGCAGATCATGATGACCAAGTAATAAGCACTCTCCCTGACAGCAAGTACAGTATGAAGTTGAGCCGTTTTAGACTGGTTGGCATTTGCTGTAGCCGTAAAATATCAATTACCGCATAGACAATTCAGCAAAGGTTTCAAGCCTTGCTTTATTAGCCTTGCCTAATAAAGCAAGACAAGGAACGTCCGCAAAATGACGTGAAACTACAGGTGAAAGCCCTGACAAAACTCCAGTTTGCTGTGCTTGTCTGTCTTGGAGATTAAATACTATCAAAAAAAATTAAAAACAGAAATTATGGAACCAATGGTAACAATATCCGTAAAGGATTATAACGAACTTGTGCGTAATAGTGGTGATAAACGTGTGCTTGAGTTGCTGACAATAATTGTTAACTACGCAAACCAAGAACAGGACAAGGTTTGGGTGGCACGAACGCGTTTCGACGCAATAGATATGCTACGAAAATTTATCAAGGAACTTCAGAGCGGAGAACAAAGTTTCGAAGAAATAATGGAGTGGACTAAAAGAAATTTTAGCAATGAGAGTACCGAGGAAGATAAAGAAGGCAGCGAAGCACATTGAGCGTCATATGCGACATACGACAAGCGGATTATTGTTAATCCCTTATAGCGAATTTGTTGTAAAAGGACGCTGCACAAAGTGGAAGTTGAAATGCTTAAACGAAGTCAAAAGAGAACTTCAAAGGCTGTTTCTTGAAAAATGGCAACATTTTAATGGTACTATTTTGGTACATTAAGAATGAAATCATTTGAAAGGGGGTAAGGGGGTATGGCGACTTTTGAGCGGCTTAATGACCCAAGGCAGTATATGGCTGCTATGAGAGAGATAGACAAGGCTCGCGACTGCGGGTATGCGATAGACATAGTGAAGCACAGGGAGGTGGCTACGAACAAGCAGATGGCTTATCTGAACTTCATCATCAGTTACTATGGATATAAGCAGGGCGAGACCTTCTATAGTGTGCTGCGGACGATACAGCAGGACGTGTGTCCGCATATATTCCTGGCAGACGGAAGTAAAAAACCAAAACCGCTGTGTTACCTGACTACAGCTGAAATGTCGAGCGTGATAAGGAACTTTCTGGATTATGCGTCGATGAGCGAGGTGATAATACCGGACAAGGACGACGAGAGGGGACTGAGAAGCGCAAAGGCAGAGCTGGCGAGCGGTGGCGCAGGGTGGGTGTAGGGAATTACGAGTTAGGAATTGTCGGCTTTGCCGATCTTGAATTAATAAATTTTGAATTAAGATGATACATATAGAAGGACCGATAATAAAGATTCTGCCTGAGAAGAGCGGTATAAGCCAGTCTGGCAGAGAGTGGAGAGAACGTGAGGTGGTGATAGAGCATGTGACGAGCTTGCAATATCCGAAGAATATAGTGGTGACGTTTAGAGGTGCGCAAGTAGACGTGGTAAACCAACTTGGCAATGGTGACGCTGTGAGATGCGACATAAGCATTGACACAAGAGAGTGGCAAGGTCGGTGGTTTAATGCGGTGACCGGGTATAACTTGATGAAGCTGTAATATGACTATTCCCGATGAGATACTTGACCTTGACTTGGTGAAGATAGGCATGTACATCTACATCAAGAGAAAATGCGGTAAGGCTGGTGAATGTGACGTGTCAATGAAGGAATTGGGCGAGCGCTTTGGACTTACAAGACCAACGACAAGCAGGTATCTCACGGAACTGTATGATCTTAAGGTTTTGTATACCAACGGACACCAAACGGACACCAAACGGACACTTATCTCACTGAAACCCAAGGGATTAGATAGCGTCAGCGGACACCAAACGGACACCAAACGGACACCCGAGCAGGAACTTAAAGACAGAAAGTTGGCGTTTGGAATGCAGCTCAAACCTTTCAGCGGAACTTACCCAAGGCCGATGCTTGTTGAGTTTTACAACTATTGGACTGAGACTAAAGAAGGTGGAAGGAAGATGAGATTCGAGAAAGAGAAAACGTTTGAGGTAGCAAAGAGACTGGCAAGGTGGAAGAAGAACGATGACGAGAGGAAATTGTCGCGTAAGGCTTCGCAGGACATCGGAATGGTGTATCATAAGGAGGAGGACGAATTTAAAAACGAAGAAACATGGTAGGAAAAGACATAAAAACCGTGTGGGAGGAATACGAGCTGGCGCTGCAAGGTACAGGCTTCTTTGGGTCGCCGAAGAAGGTAAGCATACACATTGACAACGCAAAGTTGTTGCTGTATAACGGGCTGAAATACTATTGCGGTGAGGGCGCTGTATGGCAGCCGGAATACGAGGAAGTGGCGGAATGGCTGACGGACAACAAGGGGCGTGGCCTGTGGCTTTGTGGCGAGTGTGGAAGAGGCAAGACGCTGATAGGCGCAAAGATTCTCCCGGTGCTGTTTAACTTTTATCACTTCCCTCGCAAAACAATCTCTCTATATGACGCGAAAGACTTGAACAGTGAATTCGACGACATCGTGAAGAAACACATTATATATATAGATGATGTGGGCAAGGAATCGGTGGATGTAAATTATGGCAACAGAAACCTCAGGTTCCCAGACATTGTAGACGAGGCGGAAAAGAAAGGCAAGCTGCTGATGTTTACGACCAATCTGTCGCAAGAGAAGATGGTGGAGAAATATGGGGAGCGAACCGTAGACAGACTGAGGGCGATAACTAAGAAAATCGTGTTCAGGGGGAAATCATTAAGAAAATAACTAAAACATAAAGAAATATGAAGACAACAAGAATAGACTTTGTGGATAATGTCAGTACGAAGGAGGCTGGCATGTACACATTGAAGTATGGTTGGGCTTTTGCTAAGGGAGCCTGTAAGGACGTGAACACATTTGCACATAGACTACCGTGGGTATGCGTAGCAGTGGTGCTGATAGCGAGTGTGGCTGTAGGTTCGGTACTTGTAGCAGAGGCAAGAATGGAGAGAGACCATGCGAGCAAGGAGATGTTTAAGTTGCAGCAACAGGTGGAACAGCTGAGTTGCATAGTAGAATCGAATAACAATAAGCAATAAAACTATTACAATTATGGCAACAATGAACAAAGACCTCTCGCCTATAGACCAGGCACGTATAATACTGCGCAACTACGACAAGGTGGTGGCAGAGCGCGATGAGCTAAAAAAGGAGAACGAACGTCTGAACATGCTCGTAGAGCAGAAGGACGTGCTCTATCGCAATATGCTTGAGCGTATGGAGGCGAAGAACAAGCAAAGCGCCATTGAGGGCGAATACAAGCACCTGAAAAAACAGTACGACAATCTCAACCAAGAGTATGAGAAACTGAAGGGCGCACGCTATACGGTGGAGGTAGTGAAGCAACTGTGCGGCAGCTTAAAGGCGTACGGCAACCAATTGCGCAAGGCTGGGTTGAATATCGGCGCTATAGAGGAACTGTTTGACAGCAGTGCAGAAGAACCGTCAGACAAAGATGAGCCGACGAAAGATTGCAGAATTGTCTACGACAAGCAGACACAAAACTTCATCGCCTACGTGCGAAAGATAGTGGACATATTCCGCAAGACGGGCACACTAAGAGGTATATCGGTGTTTGCAGCACAGGCAGGTGTGACGTCCATATCAAAGGAGAAATTCTTTCTGTATGGACTGGACAAGGAAGGTGAGCTGACAGACGAGGAAATCGTGGAGCTGTATGAGAATGTAAAGAAACGATAAAAACGACAGAGTAATGAAGGAAGATTATCATGGGAATACTTCAAAGAAGATACTCCTATAAACATCAAAGTAAAAAATAACAAAACGATACAATCTTCAGAAAGGAGTGCGAAATGAAACACAATCCATTTGTACCTCGTGAGCAGCGCACAGCTATCCTCACTTTTGACAACGGTCAGCGAGTCCGTGCCGAAAACACTCTTCCTGGCACAGATAAACCTGTATGGCACACAGAACTTGAACGTCGTATAGTTAATGATTTTAACAAGGCGCAGCCACGTGCTGTACACAAGTTAGTCAAAGTCCATCTTCTAAGGACTCAATCCTCACAACCTTTCATAAGGGGAAACATACAACTATGAAGAAGAAAATCAAGACATGGCTCATACACCTTCTTGGTGGAGTGACAGAAAAAGAGATACATCAGAGCAATTTAAATAGTGCTTACTTTGGCGCATATCAGGCTCTGACTATTATCAAAGAGTATGCTGACAGTCTAAACGGCAAGTCTGCTGACGAATGGCGCAAGCTGGTGTACAAGCAGATTTGCAGACAATATGATTCGATCACGCATGGAACTGACGAAGAAATACCAACGGGAAAATAGAATTTACGGAAATGTTTTACAATAAAAATTACAACAATGGAAAACAAGATTAATATAGCAGAGATATTGAAGGACTGCCCGAAGGGGATGAAGCTGTACTCACCGATATATGGCGAGATAGAACTTTTGAAAGTGAACAGTAATTATACATATCCAATAAATATAACTATTGGTATTGATAGCACTGGTACATTTACTTCAGATGGTCGACTTTATGAACAATACCACTCTGCAGAATGCATCCTCTTTCCCTCCTCAGAAATGCGCGACTGGAGCAAGTTCTTCAAGCGAGGGGACGTGGCTATACATTCATTCAATGGTTGTGGAGTTCTTGTCGAAGAATGGACTGACGATTCTTACACCTCTTTCAAAGCTTCTGTCTTTCAATTAAAAAAAGGGGGATTTGCAAAAAGAGACAAAAGGGTCCTTTCTACAGATGACTTTGTCAAGGCAAGTGACGAACAACGTGACAAATTTATCTCCGACATGGAAAAGTTCTTTGGTGGCAATTACAATCCCGACACTCTGCAAGTAGAGCCTGTAAAGCCCGAATGTCCGTACAAGCCGTTTGACAAGGTGCTTGTGAGGGACGAAGAAGGAGATTTATGGTACGCTAACTTTTTCTCACATTATAATGAGGATGATAAATACTATCCTTATGTTTGTATAAACACCCATTATCGTTACTGCATCCCCTACGAGGCAAACGAACACCTGCTTGGCACAACAGACCCATACACGGAAGGAGGCAGCGAATGAGCTGCCCCTTCTCTCTCGAAAACGTCAAGTTCCGTGAGACCGCACACATAGCCTTCGAGGACGAATACATTACGGCATACCAGTCCACCGACATCGTTCCGAAGATATACAAGAGCGTCAATACCCCTCGCGACAAGAACGGCTTGGTATCAGGCAAACCCAAGACTTACTATCGCACACGATACAGCGAGTGGGTTACGGAAAAGAAATTCGTTAAACAATATCAGAAAATCAGAGAAAAATTCTAAGTTAAGCTTATGATAGAAATATTAAAAATCATCGCCAGCCTCTCTATCACCATAGCTCTCTTCTATGCGTTCTTTAAAGTTGGCCGACTGAGTGCTTACAACCGTCTCCTCGAGCATTTTGAAGATGCCGTAAAGACTATCGACAAGCAAAACGTAATAATCCAAATTTACGAACAAAAGCTTGAGGAAATGGGAAAGGAGGTGACAAATGATTAAAGCAGAAGACTTGAGGATAGGAGACCTTGTAAGGTACGGAAAGGATATTATTACAATACTGGCAACACATGCTGATGGCTTAGTATGTTTTGCTGATGGGAAAGACCAAATATGTGTAGAACATGTCCTGTTAGAGCCTATTCCTCTTACTCCCGAAATCCTCGAAAAGAACGGTTGGAAGAAGAGAACAGAAGGATGGTACTTTATGATGATTAGTAAATACATGTATTTGTCAGTAGAGTTTGGATATGAAAATGGTATAAGAGTTTTCTTAAAACGCACTACTGATGGACTTTATGTAAAACTTAATGTTGCAAATAACGTCCACGAGCTACAGCATATACTTTGGGCACTGGGCTTGGACGCGGAACTTAAAGTATAATTTAAACAAAGCACTAAAAGTATTAGAGAATGAGGGAGAAACAATATTCATTCAAGGTAACAATCACTCTTGAAGAAGGTGATGATTACACACAAGATGAAGTCAAAGAAATTGTCGAGGATTATCTCGGCCTCGGCAATGATAATGAGCTTATGGGAAGTAAATCCTATAAAAGATTCAAGGTTGAACCAATTAAGAACGAGTATCACAAGTGAGAAAAAGTAATTCATATTAACGGAATGTAATTATGAAGAAAATCATGTTCAACAACAGGTACGGACTCACCCAAGCCGTACTTGAAGGTCGCAAGACGCAGACAAGGCGTATTCTGAATCCTACAATGCTTTTCGAGCGTTTGAATACGTACGAAGGTTGGACAAAAGAATCTATTGCTGATTGAAAGGAATCTTGTAAAGACCGACTTTATAAAGCAGAGGGTGAAGAACTGAAAGAAATGCTTGATTACGCCTTGGAACATTCACTATACAAGGTTGGAGAAAATGTAGCTATTGCGCAAAGATACATAGACCTTGCAGACAATGATGAGTTCTATCGACTTTGTGGCATTCATGGGATGCCATTAGAGTGTATTAAATTCGAGAAAGGTTGCAAAAACAAAATGTTCGTTAAGGCAGACCTCATGCCGAACCGCATCCGCATCACCAACATTCGTATCGAGCGTCTGCAAGACATCAGCGAAGAGGATTGTTTGGCTGAGGGTATCGTGGATTTTGAGAGCAGAATAAACAAGGCGCATTTTTACAGCATCACAGATGAATCTGCCACCTATGGGACAGCCAAAAAACCATACTCCCTGCTCATTGACAAGATCGCAGGAAAAGGCACATGGAAGCGCAACCCCTACGTCTTCGTCTACGAGTTCGAACTAACCATTCCCTTATGGGATTAAATATAAATAATATGAAAAAGTTTATTGGTATGAAGGTCATTATGGCAGAGCCTATGACTATGACAGAAGCACAGAAAGTGCTTGGTAGAGAACTGAAGCCAGCAACCGTTGAGGAAGATGGCTACTTAGTAGAGTACAAAGACGGATATAAGTCTTGGTCTCCTAAGAGTGTGTTTGAGGAAGCCTATCGTGAAGTAGGTTCTGTTAACTTCGGTGGTGCTATTAACTTACTGAAGGCTGGTCTTGCTGTAAGACGCAAGGGATGGAATGGTAAGGGATTGTTTATTGTGAAGCAGGTTCCTTCTCATATCACTGGTGACATCATTCCTAACATGCAGTCGCTTCCTCAGTCTGCCAAGGACATCATTATGGCTCGCAAAGAACCACATATCGACTACACCAATCAGATGCTTATCATAAACCCCGATGGACGTGCTGACTCATGGGTGCCATCGTCAAGCGATGTGTTTGCAGAAGACTGGGAATTGGTAACTGAGTAAGAATAAAATAAATAAATTTATGGAACGATTCAAAGACATATTACAACTCACAGCAAATTGTGAAATAACAGAAATAGTAGACGGAGAATTGTGTAGATGGAAGTACATAATGATACATCCAGAGGACAGAAATTATATTCTTGCTATTAACTGTTTTACTCATAATGTCGATAGTTTAAACCTTTCCTCAATGAAAAGAAAATACTTTTTTATAGGGGAAGGAGATGTTGAATTTATTATAAGAGAGAAGATAAGACAAAAAGAAGACATATTAGAACTTGTTAAACGAGACATACAAGCTCTGTATAACGAGTTAAAGTTTTACGGATTTAAAGAATAAAAAACTCCTCTCCCTGGTGACAGCAGGGAGAGATAAATAAACAAAGATGAAGAATGTAATACAAGGGGATTGTCCGTGCTGTCCTTATGCGGACCTATTTGGTGGATATTGTAGTTATTATCACTTTTTCCCTGCCAATATCAATTTCGGAGAAGCAACATGCCGTTGTGAAAATTAAAAACCAAGAAAGGAAGAAGAACAATGAAGTTTATAGAAGTAATTTCTGATACACGCGATACTGTTAGTATTCCAGTATCAGACATCAAGGAAATCCATGATTGGTGCGGTGGAAATAGTTCCGTCCTAACAGTACATGGTGAATATTACTATAGTGGACTTTCACGTAAACAACTTATAGAAAAAATCGAAAATTTGTAACTATGTCAACATCTGAACCAGTAGAACATAATAAGCAGCCAAACCGCATAATATACTTCGGTACTGATGGCTGTGTTGGGCATTATCCTTTGGGAATCAACTTTCATCTTACACGAAAAGAGTATAAGGATTTTGAAAAGATAGACAGAATCATAACTGACGAGTTTTTAAATGAAGCTACAGGAACTTTTTTCCGTTATATAACAAATGGTATTCTTTATATTGGTTTCGGTGTCCCTTATTCTCCAGATGATGAACGCCCAGGTAGTAAGACTATCGTATTAGTTGAAAATGGAACAGTTCAGAAAGTAAAGGACGCAATCTTGCAAAATCCTTTCCTCTTGGACAAATTCAATAAAGTAAAAGAGAAGTATAAACTTAACATTGATTTTTTGGAGGATGAAAAATGATGGAGAATATAATTGACATGGAGGGATTGTTATGAATGTATTTTTTTATAAAAAAGAGGATGAGGAAAACTCCATATTGCAATATGAAACATGCCCTTACAATAATATTCCTCGTATAGGTGAGAAAGTTATCATTAAAAACAAATGGTATCTTGTAGAAGATATAGTAAATAGATATAAAGAACTGAAAAACTTTACATTTACAGATGTGTATGTTTTTCTTAAAGAATTGGAGGATAAATAATGGACAGAAAACAAGCGAAAGAACTGCTGCCTATTATACAGGCATTTGCAGAAGGCAAGACAATAGAGATTAGAAGTAATTCAAAATATAATCCTGGAGAATGGATAGAAACCGCCACTCCAACATTTGATATAAAATCTCATGAATACCGCATCAAGCCAGAACCCAAGTACCGCTCATTTGCTAATGCAGAAGAATGCTGGCAGGAAATGAAAAAGCATGAGCCGTTCGGGTGGGTAAAATATAAAACAGACGACGTTTATTCTTTTATTTGTAAGATTGAGGAGGATCGCTGTTATTTCGCCGTGAATGTATATTGGGCGTTTGACACCATTTTAGAAAAATATACATTTGCTGATGGTACACCCTTTGGTATTAAGGAGGAATAATCATGGTATGGGTAGCAAAAGATTATATTGGTGAATGGATATTCAACTGTAAGCCTGATATGTGGGCTGGTGATTGTGTTGAGCACAACTATTGGTTGCCACAAGATAGAAACGGAGCCTATGGTTTCCTTCTTCCTAATGGCAGCATAAAGAAGCTTATCGGACGAGAGCTTAACTGGAATGATGAACCTGTGGAACTTAAAAGTGAATAGATCTATGAAAGAAAGCAAAAAGTATTTATGGCTCGCTTGCGATAGAGACAATACGCTCGTGCTGTTTCCGGATAAGCCGTTTCGTGACGAGTGGTATGGATTCTGGTGTAAATCCAAGAACGGCATTTATTGCTGCAATGACGAATTGACCGTAAGAGAATATGAGAGAATCAGGTTTGTCGTTCCTCGGAACGTTAGTAACTTGTCTTGGGAAGACGAACCTGTTAAGGTAACATTGAGTCTTGAACCAGAAGTAATAGCTTCAGACGAAAACAATAACAACATAACGGATTTATAGAGATTATGAGAACAATCAAATTTCGTGGCAAAGACGTCTTCACAGACGCTTGGCGATATGGTGACTTGGTTCACAACAAAAAAGTGACAACTACGGGCTTAGAACCTCGTACAATGGTTGTTGGGTATGAGGTTGACCCAGAGACGGTCGGGCAATATACTGGACTGAAAGATAATGACGACAAGGAAATATACGAGGGGGACATTCTCCTTTATATTTGTCACAAATGTATTGCTTACGAATTTCATGTTACTGTCGTTTTCAAGCATGGAGCATTTAAGCTTAGTGGTATAAAGCCATACATGGGGGCAGATGTCGTTCCTCAGAATGTAAGAGACCGATTGCGGTTTTGGAAAATTATCGGAAACATGTTCGACAATAAAGCAAAAGAAGGAAAAGAAGATGAAAGCAAGATTAGCAAAGAAGATAATTAAGGCGAGTGACTTCTATGAGCTTTATAGTCTGGAATGTAGAGGTAAAAGACGCAAACGTTATCCTTATTGGTTTAGACGATGGGTCTTTCTTGCAGGTTGGATGTATGCCTCAAAGGGTACAAAAGTGAAACACCGTCGTGTCTTATACTGGTTAAAAAGCTATGACATGCGGCTTGATGAGGCTATGCGTCGTTTGCCGAAGTATACACAGTCCCTCTTGAATGCTATTAAAGTAAAACGAATGGAAAGAAGAATTGCACGACACAACAGGGAGTTGGAACAATTTATACAACAAGTGTTCGCCAAGCAAAGCGGTAAGGAAGGAAACAGTAATGGGAAGGCAGATTTTTCTATATCCAGTAAGATGGAGAGTCTATAACGGCAATCTGTTAGACCGGAAAGCGAGTCGTGAGCTGACCATGTTCTATAAAAGACGCATGGAAGAGGAAAAGAGCAAGGGGGAGTTTGTCCCTTATAGGACTTACTTCCGCTGCTCAAGGTTTAAAATTAAAGAATGGAGGCGGCATGAAAATACGTATTGCAAAGAAAAAGGCTAAGAAGGAAGTTCCAGTTGAATATCCTTCTTGCAAGAAGAATAACATAAAACTGACGAAAATTAGTGACCGTTATAATAATCGATATAAATATGTTTATAGAGAATATAGCAAACCGTCCTTCGATATGGTTTTTCTGAGCGTTCCAAGAGGGAAAAAGAAGAAGCCCTTCGATGAATTTTTGAATAAAAATAAAGGTGGTTTTATACCACCACAAATTTATAAAATTTAAATAATATGAAGATTAACATTTTAGATTTTTTCATGGCAACATTGCAGCTTGCCTTTATCGTGTTGAAAATCTGCGGAGTGATTAACTGGTCGTGGTGGGTAGTACTCATGCCGATTCTCTTTATTGTTGTTATCTATATTGCTGCCCGTTTGTTTGTGTGGTGGGCGGATAAAGATATAAAGCGACGCAGAATCAAAACACCGTGGGATTAAGTTGCAGCATTAAACAAACACACTATGAAGAAAAGAATTATCTACGGCACCAAGGTTTCTGTTGACAACATGATATTGGAAGCAGAAAAAGAAATGAAGATTTGCGGAGAGGAGGTAGCGGAGGTCTTCCTAATGGGATATATATATCTTTGTTCACAAAGAAAGCTGTTCGGCATTATCCCATTGCCCAACAAACACGATTGTAAAGTATTTACTCACATATTTGTACGTAATAAATATACTGGTAGGGTACACGCAACAGTACCAAGTCTTTTGAGCTTTGAAAGCAAGAAGCGACTCATGGAGGAGAAACAAAATATAGAGTCGTTTTTGAGAAAGAAATGTAATGATTATAAGAAGTATGGCAAGAATAGGTAGAAATATGTTGGCAGTGCATCCTGATGTTGCTCGAAGAGTACTTAAAGACATTGACGAGCGTTGTTCAATGTACTACATAATAATAGGCTCGGTATATAACTTGGCACAGAGTGCGATGGTAGACGCAATGCCGTTGCTGAAGGAAAGCAGATTTTGGAAGTTCGAGGTGAAGAAGGATGCGAACGCTGCTCTGGGCGCATACGAAAGTTGGAACAGCAAGATGAAGATGAAGCTGTGGGACAAGTACCAGATGTGGCTTGATGTGTCAGACGCTGTTGCGGACAAAATGAAGGTGGACGTGCAAAAATTGAGGTGGAGCTATGACGCACTGCTTATGGGAGAGAAGATAGAGGAGCACACACTGAAATCTTATCTTCTGACTGCATCTACGCTGAACGACATTGCGGAGAACACGTTCGGGAAGTTCTTGCGTGACGGTTCGAAAAACATTGGCGTTGACTTGACGGAAATGTTCAAGGCAGAGAGTTCGTTTGCTGCTGTAAAGGCGAACTGGGATAAGGCTGTAGCACCGATAATGAGGTGCGGTGGCGGAAACATAGACTGCAACAAGGACAGCAACTGTGTGTTGGCTGGCGACATAATATGTAGGAAGTTGGCAGACATAGAAATGTACGAGGAGGCTTGTAAATATGCAGCTGACTTGAACACGGACATTGTGGAGAAGTATATGGAGGCTTGATACAGAAAAAAGCGGATGGACAGGGGAAACCTATTCATCCGCTTTTCGATTAAGAATTTACATACCACCAAATTTTATCAGATGGGTGGTCGGTATCCTCGTCAAGGAGAAAGCTGCGTGCGAGTTCGCAAGACTTTTGTAGCAGTCGGCTGCGGTCACGAAACCATGAGCGGAGTGTTTCGATGTGGTTTGAGTACATGAGGTTGACGGTAACACAAAAGTCCCAAAAGTTGTAATCGTCGGGCATGGTCGGTTGAATCTTGTCGTAAGCTGCCTTTATCTCCTCGTATGCAAAGAACGGAGCATAGCATTTGTGCGTGTCGTCACAGAAGTAGTACATACGTGCGATGGCAGCACGTGCGTTGTCTTCGTTGAAATGGTGGTCGGAGTCGAGCAGATAGAGCATTTTGTGAAGAGCAGACTCCATCTCCTGGTCTGTCATTCCGCAAGAGTTGTTGCGGATGCGTGAAGCTGCGCTATCGAAAGCGTCAGCAAGTAAGTTGCGTACATTCATAGTTATTATTTGGTTTTAGTGTTAGACGTTCTGTGTCGGAAGATGCGGCATGTCACCTGTACGATGGCACAGACATACAGAGCCAAGGTCATGAGGATAAGGATGAAGTCGGCATCGTACATTTCTTTGGTTATGAGCCATGAGCCGTAATAGAGCCGTATGGCATTTGTGCCAATGATGTAGACGAACGGTATGCGCCATATCCAACATAGCTTGAAAAAGTGACTTGCAGGGAGCATGAAGACAACGGGGAAGATGTAGACCATGAAGTAGAGATAGGCGATACACTCCTCGTTCTCCCGAATGTCGATGAGTATCTCACGTGGATTGTTGTGAAAACTGTATACTCCATACCAATGACAGAGCATGAGGGAAACAGGCACGTATCGAAGAGCCTTAGAATAGAAGAAGAAAATTGAGCGGTTGAGTATTACGCTCACCTCTGCTGTTGTGTGTTTGGGTAACTCTTTCATAACCTTATTGTTTTAGAAAAACGTAAATATAGCGAAAATAATAACAAAATGAAAGTTTTTAGAAAGATTTTGTAAACAAATGCACGTTTTTCTTGATATATATTAAAAAAAGGATAAGGAGATTATTTCTCCTCATCCTTTATCACTTTGCCGACGATCCACTTGTTGCCGTATTTCTTAATCCACATATCGAGCCATTCAAGAGCCGAGAGAAGGTCTTTGTTCTCGGTAGAAGGTGCGCCTTGTAGGGTGGAGTATTCGCCATAGGAGACTCGCCATAGATTTTCGGGGGTCTTGGTGATGGTGAACGGTGAGCGGTAGGCGGTACGTGCATCGTATGTGCGTATGCTTTGAGGCAAGTTCTTGAACATTCGGTGGTATCGTCGGTCGGGGTGGCCTTCTGCCTTGGGACATGGGTCGGGAGGAAGTGGATTGCCTTCACGCTCCAACTTCTCGACTACTGCATCACGAACATACTTAGCTCGCTTTCCTCTTAGCGCATCAAGTCGCTCGTAGACAGCTGGCTCCATCCAAAACGTCATGCGCTGCGTGTATAGCTTGACGGTGTTGCGAGGGGCGTGGCTAACGGCTCGCTTGCGGACGTATCGCTCTATCTCGTAGACATTGCCTTTGCTGTCACGTCTGTAAGCATAGACAAGAGATTGTGTAATCTTGTTGTAGACTTCTGCCTTCTCGCTCTCGGGATAGTCCGCCATGAGCGACTTGACGATTGATTTGAGCTGCGTCTCACCTTGATAGGCTACTTCCGTGCGGTCGAGTTCGAGGAGGTCGTCGTATATTACTATTATTGATTTCATAACGTCAGCATGATATAAATATAGAGAGTATGATGATTATTACAAGTAACCAATCTTGTTTCTTCATAGTCTTACGGTGTGTTAAAGTTGTTAATGTATGCAAAGTATTATCTTTGTGCTGTCTTCGGAGGACTTTTAATCGTACCTTTATGGAATTGTAATAAAAATCACTCTTCCGTTGACGGTCAATCCCAAAAGGATTGTGGATTTAAACGTACTTGAAGTACAAATTTCTACTATCGTAGATTCGAGACGTAAAAGTCTTGCGTAGCCTCGGCTTAGGTCGAGGCTTTTTTGTGTTTTAGAACTTCCACTGACAAGTGAGATACTGGACACCGGATGATACCTTCAACACGCCTCCCAAAATGGCACACAAGCCGTTGGCTTCGGCTTGCGTTATCAAATCTTCGGCTTCTTCTTTTGTGTCAAACAGAGCTGCATCGGAACGGTTGGCGACGAATGATAATGGTCCGCTAAGGAAGCAGGGGATGTTGTGCTCTTTTCCGTATACAGTGACGTAGTAGACCGTGCGTCGATTGAGGATTTCGCCTGTGTGTGATGATAGTTTCATAAATACTGACTTAGCCGTGATGTCGAGGGCTGATTAGGTTTCTGCAAAGTTAATAAAAATTATCTAATCTTGTTTCATGTCATATCGCTATTTGTTTAGATGTCATACATTGTTTTATTGTAGCCATGTTGTTGTTGACGAGATTGACAATGCGGTCGTGATAGAGCGTGAACTTGTCGCAAGCACCGTAGCACTGAACTACCTTCATCTGCTGCAAGTCTACCTCGACGGTCTCGATACGCTTGTTGTCGATGCGAGCGGAAAGAATAAGCGAGTTCTGCTTTTCGTAATACTTGTTTGCGTATACACAATGGTGCATCGCTGTGCCTTCCTCGTAGAACTCGTCTACCGACTGTAGGACATGACACGAGATTAGGCTGTCGCTGATGGTCATGTCGAAGAAGCAGCTACGAGCCTTGATGTACTTCTCGTTCTTATCCATAGCACGCTTGATGCGCTGTATCTCCTCTTCGTGCTCGGCTTTGGTCTTGCGCTTGGCTTCAAGAGCCTGACGAGCGTGCAATGCCCAGTCGTGCGTGTGCATGAGATTGTCGGGACACACGAAATGAGGGTTGGAGAGGTCGCAACCTATATACTTCATGTTTTGTAGCATGTCGAAGTAGAGATTGTATGCCGTGTGCCCTTCGTTCATTGGCACATAGTTGTGGCGGAACATAATGCGTATGGCTTTCATGTATTCCTTGTCAAGTATGTTGTTAGTAAGCATGTACTCGGCGAGTTCGTGACGCTGCTTAAGGATTGTCTCGGCAAACTTGTCTACGGACAGGAAACGATACCATTGCTTGCGCTCATTGGTAGGTATAAGGTTGTCGCAATACTTGTATGTGCTATCAACGGACTTGTCGTACATGTAAGAAAAGCCTACGTCGGTGAAGTGCAGCCACGATGCGCAGTATTTGGGGTTCTGACGTATCTCCATTGGGGAGGAAAGGAGGAAAGCGTCTACGTAATAATGGAACGCTCTCTGACGTGCTATAAGTATCTGCTTTTCGCCTACCTTGTTCCAAAGTTGGAACACCTCCCATGTGCTATAAGAAATATCACGCTTGCCGTGACGGTCGATACGGAAATATCTGAGCACTTGCCAACCTTTGTAAGACTGGTTGATAACGGCATAGCATCGGTTGTACATATCCTCGTACTTGCAAGAGCCGTATGTGTTGCGGATTAGGCGAGCGTTGTCACGTTTGCCTATCTCGCCTAACTTGTGTGAGAGGTTAACGACCTCTTGTTCTATCTTGTTGCGTGGTTTCATATTAAAATTCTCCAAATAAATCAAGTTGTAATGAGTTGTCTACTTTCTTAGCCTTTTTCTTTGGCTGTGGCTTCGGTATGAGAACAGCTGTTTTGGGCTTGTTGTCCTTGGGTGCTGCTGCCACAACCTTAGCCTGTGCCGTTTCTTTGGTTGGCTCTACGTCCTTCTCCTGATAATAGTGGACTGCCATCTGTAGCACGTCTTCGTCGGATATGGCTGCACAACCACGTATTGCTTGTTTGCGTGCCTGTTGTGTGACATAAAGGAGGCAATCTTTCATAGACTTCTTCTTATCCTCGTAACGCTCACGGAAGTTTGGGTCTTGGCTTGCCATTTCACCCAACTTGGTTTCAAGATATTCCTGTAATGTCATAGTGCTTCTATTTTTCGTTAAGTTTACAAGTTTCCCAACAATGGATTGAGAAGTTATCAAAATCATCAGCCGTAAGGATTAGCTCTCCTTTGCTGCGTATATCGTTAGCGATAGCCTTTGCCTCTTTTGCGCTATTAGCCTCGATAACAACCTCTTTGCTTAAGGTTTCAATAACCAATACTTTGTACTTTGCCATAATAGTATGATTTAAATTGTTATTAATATTGGTGGCTGCTCCGACCTTGCATCGAAGTGGAGTGGCTTGAACCACATTCAGCCTGTGGGGTTACTTCTCGTTGATGATATATTCGAAGTATGTATCGCAAGACTTCGCAAAGACTTTAAAGCGTACATTTAACCGAACATCTTCGTCTATCAGATTTTCGTTGTAGCTGTCTTCTATCTCACGTGCCCACTCTTCGATTTGCTTTGCCTCTCTATCGTGTAGAGAGTTTTCGAATGACATGTGAACGAAGTTGTTGTTATACTCAACCTTGGCGACTTGGTCGCAGATAAAACCGACATATCTGTTTCCTCGCTCCACATACTGACTATTATCAAATAGACCGTCAAATAGGGTGTCGCTACATAAGTCCTTCTCATTGATAGGACATGGAATAATGTTTGTCTTCATATTTTATATGTTTTAAGTTCGTTCCGTTGTCGGTGTCGCTCCGAAATGGTTTCTATCCCCAACGGATAGTTGCTAACGTGCGTAACAGACTGCTCTGCCGTGTATCTTGTGTAACATTGTGAGTAGCTCACGCTTGATGATTTTATTCTCGATTTTACGCAAGTGGTTTTCGAGTTCCTTCTTAGTCCAGAATCTACGAGTGGATGGTTCGTTGTCAAGATACCATTTGCAGATGAACCACATCTTTCCACCGTACACATCTGCCAAACCCACAAAAAAGGGTGTGCCATTGATTTTTACTTCTTCAATCATTGTTCTTTGTTTTTAAGATTGTGCGACCATTCGTACAGACGTTCGAAGTGGTCTGAACCTGTATACGTGTCGATGTCTCCGTACTGGTCGATGTCGTTCATTAGCTGTCGTACGTCCTCCTTTATTTGCTGTTTGTCGTACTCTTCATCTGTCGCTTTCTTTGTTGTTACGATTGCAAGCGATGTGCTTGCTATCAGTGCTAATACTAATAATTTGTTCATTTGTTAAAGATTTTTGTCATGAGTTCTGTTATACATTCAATATCGTCATCGATAAACCTTCGTGTTATCGGTGCGAGGTTCTTACGCTGTAGCTGCTTGCGCTTGTTGTCGATATAGCAATTAAAGACATTGCGCAAAAGTATAGCGTCTATCGGTGTAAGATTAACTACTCTTGTCTTCTGTGCCATGAGATTTAAGTTAGGCGAAGCATTGGGAGGCTGTGCCTCCCTTATCTTCCGATTTATTCCTGTGTAAACTCTCTCCAATGTCTACCTACATATATACCCGCTACATAGGAGGCAACCATAACTACAATTATAAGTTCTATCATATCTGTATGTTTTAAAAGTTAGTGCCGTGTGCGGTCTCGCTCCGCTTGCCTTTCAATCGGTCACGGCTTTACAAGTAGTTAGCTAACCTCGTTTTTCAAGATTTACGCTGACAAAGTAAGGGAGGTTTTCTTGTGTGGTCTCAATCCATTCAATATCAACAACTGCGGAAACAAATTTGCTTTCCTGCTTGTGAATAAGACGGGTGATTGCATTCTTCGTGATTGTGGAAGCCTTTTCTACTATGAATTTGACGTGAGCCATATATCCGTCTTGCGTGAAATCAACAAGCCCTTGCCGTCTTGCTATAGCTACAAGACCGTGAAAAGCGTTGACAAAAACGTACTTCTCTCCGTCGAAATACACGTCAATACGTGTGTTGTACTCCTGTGTCTTTAAATATTCCATAATTCTATAGTTTTAAATTATTATATTATTAGCTCCGTGTCACGTCTCGAACGTGATGTGCGCCTTATCGCTCACGGATGAATTTCTTCAACAAGTGAAGAGGCTTATTGCTGTAGACCTTGATGTAATTGCGTATAGCTTACCACTCTTGCCCTTCATTAGTAGACCATTGAGACCGTTAATGCCTTTTGAGTAGCCTATTTTTTCGTACCACTCTGGGATAGCTGTTGTGCTGATAGCGTCCGTAACGTCTATTGCTGCACCTGTCTTGACAAGCTCTTTGAGCTGTTTTGTTGTATACTTCTTCATAGCTAACATGATAATAAAGGATGTGATATTATGTAAACCTTGTAATAATGATTTCTATTTGTATTGCTCTCGTTGCGCTGCTGTGCGTCGTTTCGTGCTTTTTCTCTGTCGGTATACTGTGCAACTATTTGCAATTTGTACTTGCCCGACTGCTTACAAATGTCGATAACTATATACTTTCTCATAATGTGTATGTTTTATTGTTATTAATGTTTGGCGAAGCCTTGGAGGGGCAACGCCCCTCCTTATCTTCTGTTAGTTGTTGAGCCATCTTGTGTTAGATATTCTGACACGTGCGCCAGCAATGCGGTATTCTTGTGCATCTTTCTTAACTTGTGCATAGGATGTTTCTTTCTTGTCGTATGTTGCTTCTACTTCCCATCCGTAGCCGTAATTGGTTCTGATGTTCCAACCGTAGCAGTACTTGTTTTTTCGTGTAGTCATAATCGTGTATGTTTTAATTGTTAATACTAATGTTGAAGTAATCTCTTGATTACGCTTGCAAAGTTAAGTAAATACTTAATGTCGTGCAAGTTTTTCGTTAATAAAATACTTAATATTAACACGTATTAACTAAGTATATGCTTAATGTTAACAAGAAAATGAGTATATTTGCACAAGTAAATACTTATTAACAGATATGACACGTATTAAAGAAATACTTAATGAGCGACATATTTCGCTTAAGGAGTTCGCTGCGATGCTTAATATTAGCTATACAGCGCTGTATTTGCAGATTAACAAACCTTCATACCCAACCCTCGAAAAATGGGCGAGCGTATTAAGTGTACCGATGTGGCAACTATTTGCTTCTCCCGAGGAGGTGTGCGTACAATCTCAAAATAAGGATATAGATTTCGCTGCTTTCGTCCGCTGCGATGGTGTGCACTACACTGCCGATAGCTTCGAGGAGTTTTGGACAATAGTAGACGAGTTATCAAGCACGCATCCAAGGCGGTAGCCTCAGCGGAGGGAGGGCGTAAGCCCTTGGGGGCGGCAGCCCCCTTATCTCCCCATTGTTCTCCCTTTATCCAATACAGATAAACACCTTTTATCCTATATTATATATATAAGTCACTCTATCCTCACAGGAGTGGCTTTTTGTGTTTATGCGGTGAGGTGCTATGTGCGCATTATTGAGCGTATAAGGCGTGTTTTGTGGTTTTTTCATGATTTTCCGACTTGCAAGCCGTTTTTACTGACCTTTGCAACTCTTTGTTTTGTCTTCTTTTGACTTTTTTGTTACAAAAGCGGTTTTTCGTGCGTACATTTATATGCCTTTTAATTGTTCTGTCTCGGAACTAAATCAACTCTCGGTCTCAAAAATTACGGGGGTTAGACCGCTTGTACTGTTTAAAAAGTCGGATTTTTAGGTAAAAGCCTCGACAAATGGGTTTGTGAGGGAAAGTAAAAAATTGTGACATGACGAAAAACGGAAAAAGATGTTGTTATTCTCCATAAATTTGACGCAAACTAAGGACCTTTTATGGCTTCTTTTTGTGGCTTTTGGCTTGTTGTAATGGCTTTATGGTTCTTGGATGCGCTCTTTGGCTTTCTGTCCTTGCCTTTTTCGACTTCCAAATGTTGTGTTACTTGACACATGACCCTTGCGGGGTCAGAAGTTAAAAGAGTAAATGGCTGATAGATAGTGAGTTAGGAGGTTACAAAGTGGCTTTGGTAGGCGCATGGTAGAGAGAACGAGGGAAAGATGATTGCTCTTGATGATGTGGAGGGGTGGCGATAGTGGCATGAGTGGTATGTGGCATGGTGGGTGATATGGGAGGATAGATTGGAGCGTTGGCGTGTTGGAGAGGTTAGAGCATGATGGCGAGGATAAGGAAGCGATGAGGCATAGGTGGATGATGAACGACCCAAAGGGGGTGGGGGCTTAGGTACTGGCTGCGAATTATAGTAGATAAAAGCATAGGTATAAAAAGGTACTGTTCTCAAAGGAGGTCATCATCATTTTCCCCAGAAAAGGTACTCCACAGAAAGGAGGTCGTTAGTATATTTCCTGGAAAAGGTACTACCGGAAAGGGGGTCAATGTTATATTCCCCAAGAAAAAGGTACTGGAGAGAAAGAATGTTAGTTATGGTTATTAAAAAAGATATAGATATGACAGACATTAGCAGATACTTTAGGTTGCCATTAGGCTTTAGTGAGTTGTCGGGTGCGAATAATCCGATGATAGGTTTGCTTGGTGCAGCCAGTTTAGGTTTGAGTGTAGGTAGTTCGTTGTTTGGAGGTCTTAAGTCGCGTAAGGCAGCCAAGAGAGCATTGGCCGAGCAGAAATATCGCACGAATGCGGAGAAGGCTTGGTATGACAAGGAGTATAATACGGACTACTTGGATACAAAGGCTGGTCAGAACTTGATGCGTAGGGCTCAGGAGGTTCAGGACAATTACATTCGTAAGGCGGATGGAGCTGCAGCAGTTGGTGGCGGAACAGCCGCGAGTACAGCTATGGCAAAGGAGGCAGCAAATAGGACGATGGGTAATACTATTGCGAATATTGGCGCCAATGACACGGCGAGAAAGGCGAGTGTTTCTGATCAGCACATGAGGAACGAGCAGAGTCTTTCTAAGCAGAGAGAGAATATTTACAATCAGCAGGCAGCGAATACGGCTGAAGCAGCTCAGAATATGAGTAATGCTATGATGAGTGCAGCATCGGCGTTGGATGGTCCGGGTAAAGCTGATACAGGTGCATCTGGTGTTGCTGGAGAAAAGACAGCGAGTGACTACTTTGGCGATAAGTTGTTGAAGAATGTGACGGGAGTTTAATCATATATATTTTTTTTCAAATTAAAATTATTGCTCAATATGAAGAGATTTAAGAACAGAAAGAACGTTAAGAACGTGAATAATACGGTGAAGAACAACGCCAATATGGATGGCTTTGAGGAGCTTGTCAATGCGGCAAAGGAGTTCAAGGGAGCTTTGGACGACGAGGTTGCAAACCGAGAGTATGAGCGCAAGAAGCTTGCTGAGACAAAGGAATTTAAGGAGCTTATGGAGCTGCAAGAAGAGACTTTGCGGTCCATTGGAGGATTTTCTGAAGTAATTATTCTTTCTTTGGAACCGTGGGGGCGTGCTATGACATATGGTGAATTGTATCGCAAGGAGACAGCAAAGACGGCTATGCAGGCCGTTGAAGATGCCATCAACGCTAAGATTGACAAGGCAAACGTTGCACAAAAGAGCCATGAAGAGTCGTTTTGGCATAAAGTTAAAAAAGATATTATCAATCCTGTTACTGAAGAGAAGGTCGAAAAGTCAAAGAAGAACAAGCCTGCGTCTGAGGTTGAGTCGTTGAAGGCCGAGCTGGAGAACTTGAACGCTCTCTTCAAGGATGTGTGTGCTGAGCGTGACAGATTTGAGCGTTGCTTGAAGTCGGACGAGAAGGCTTTGGCGTATAAGGACAAGGTGATAGAGAGGATAAAGAAGAACGCTAAGCGCATGTCAGAGAAGTGCGAGGTGATTGCTGTACTGAACAAGGAGATAGAATTTCAGTACAAGCGTAGGGAAAAGGCAGAGAAGTTTGTCAATACCCTTGGTCAGGCGTTTGACTTGTTGAAGAAAAACGTGGAGGATTATGAACACAGTATTGGACGATAAGGAGAAGAGGGAGGGTGTTGTAACACAGCCTGGTGTTGTGGCTCCTGGTGTTTTGGCACAGCCTCAGCAACCGGCTAATGTGTTTAGCGGTAAACGACCTACTACGTTTGAGAATATGCCTGTAAATGTAGGATGGTCACCTTACGGTAAGCCAGTGAATGAGGGCAGCAATGCTCAACAACCGTGGCAGACGTCAAATCCGAGGGAGTTAGAGGGAAGTATGCCATCCTCTTACGCTCTTAACTCTAAGCCTTTGGGTGGTGTTGATTTGGGTGCTGTTGGTGGTGATAAGGGTGTTACTGCTGTGTTTGAGAAGGACGATAGTCAAAGGGATGGTGGTTTCTTTAAGTGGCTTGGCGGATTGTCGAAGAAGCGACCAGGAAGGCGTGAAGGCGAGAGTGATGATGATTATGACGAGCGCATGACGAGAAACAATATGCGCATAGCCACTTTAGCTGATGCAATACGACACATGGGGAATATCTATAATACCTCCAAGGGCGCTGCGCTACAGAAGTTTAATAGTCCGACTGCCGAGATGCAAGCAGACCTTGACAAGAGAAAGGCAGAACGTGCGAGAAAGGCTGCTGCTGAGGCTGACGCTGCGTATAAGAATGCCAACTTGCAGATAAAGATGGATGCAGCAGATGCAGACAGAGCTTATAAAAACCTTGCTCTTGGCATACGTGAAAAGGCACAAAAATTGGCTGAGGACAGATTTGGGCATCAGAAAGGAAAGGATGAACATAACGCCAAGCTTGCCGATGATAAGTTTGCGTATAAGAAGGAGCAGGACAAAATTAAGAACGGTCAGACAGACAGACGCATTGCCATATCTGCAAAACGAGCAGCAAAGAGCGGTTCTGGCAGAGGAGGCAAGACATCGGGCGGCAAGTATTGGTTTGTGGACAAAAGCGGCAAAATGCGTTATCAACCAAACCAGACGATGTGGGAGCAAGAATATTATCGTGAGTATGGAGCGTTGCCGCATGGTGAGTCAAGTACTTCGGTTAGCACGAAGGCCTACAATTCTAAAGGCGAGGAGGTTACAACGACACAACGAAAGAAAGGCCCTTCTATGACGAGTCAGGCGGCTCAGCAGCAGAACAAGGCAAGAGCCTCACGAAAGAATAACGCCAAGCCGAAGAAAAGAGGTTGGGCATCGGGTTTTAAACTTTAATTTGAAAAATATATGGCAATAGATAGAAGTAAGTTGCAGAGGATGTACAAGCTTATGGCTGACAACGGCTATAGCCAGGACTATAATACATTCGAAAAGAAGTTTACTGGTAACAGCAATTATGCCAACAGAAAGGCTGTGTACGACCTGTTCACAAAGAATGGTGCTGACTTGGGTGGTTCGTATGAGGAGTTTATGCGCAAGTTGCAGAAGCCAAGAGCGACAAAGCCTCAGCAGCAACCAAAGACCGCATTAGGCAGAGCACAACAGAGCGTGGCGAAAGAGAAGTGGGGCGGTGGTGTTGTAACACATGGAAACACTACGGCATATGAGAGCGCTTCAGCGCCGATGGAGAATGATAGCGAGCTTGTGCGCGGATTGAAGAATGCGAATGCCGTACAGAGATTACAGGCTCCCGTGAGCTACACAAAGCCGGGTGCTGTGAAACAGATGGTGAAGCAGACAAGGGAGAGACAGCATATCGTGGGGCAGAATGTGGAGCAGGCAGGAAGACAATTTACAAACCGTGAGCGAGACAGACGTAATGCTCCTGCCTTTGACCTTGGGAACGAGGACGTGAACAACAATATTGTTAAGACACGCGGACAGTTGGAGGATGAGTTGGAAGAAAGCAGCAGACAGCTTGTTGACAAACAGCTTGGCGGATATATAAACAATAGTATCCAAAAGATGTTTAAGGATGCGACAGTTAAAGGTGTTGCAGCAGAAGATGCTTTGAGCAAGGCCTCTCCATTTGCATATATGGCAGCAGGTAAGGCTTACAATGAAGCCCTTGATCCTGACAAGCTAATGAATCAGCTCAGCAAGAATGCCGAGAAAGACATGGCTGGGTTGTTCTCCGACCCGAAGATGCAGAAGGAAATAGCAGAAAAGGCAGCTTCGTTAGGTATCGACCCAGAGGATTATGTAAAGAATTATATAGCTCCTGGCTTGCAAGCAAAGATAGCTGAGGAGTTTGAGAAGAGCGAATTGAGCCGTAATATGCCTAAGAGTACGGCAGAATATATCATCCGTGGTGTCAACGACTCGATGATAGGCACTATCTTGTCGATGGGTATGATGTCGAAGAAGCAGAGACAGTATGCTCAGCAAGGAATGGCTATGACCGACAACGGGGAAAATCCTTATGTTAAACCGGGTATGGGTGCGAGAGTGGCACGCGGAACATTGAGCTTTGCTGCAGACGCTCCTGTGTTTGGTGCATTAGGAAAGGCTGGTGCAGCCGTGGCAGGCAAGGTTATGGGTAACGGAGTAGCCCAGGCTGCAAGAATAGCGAACACGTCATTGCGCGGTCGTATCGTCAGAATGGCTACAGCGGGTGCTGTGAGTCAAGGCGTGACGGGTGTGCTGTACGGTTCGACGAATGCAGCCGTGCAGAACTACTCTACTGGCGACGACACTTCGATAGGCAATACCGTGAAGCTTATGACTATGGGCGGTCTTTCTGAGGGCGCAAGCTGGGCTACTATGGGTGGCATTGGTGGTGCTGTAGGTGCAGGAATCTATAATGTGAGTGGCGTGAAGCGTATTCCAGCCAAGGTGTTTCAAATAGCGATGGAAGGTTGGGGTATGCACGTCGGTGGTAATGTCGCCAAGATGATAGAGGGACATGATACCGACTTCTGGAGCGTTGAAGGCACACTTGAGGCTTGTGCCAACGTTGTAGCCTTGAAGCTGACACACGCAAGACTGCCTAATCGTTATACGAAGGATGGCAAAAAGGAAAGCTATCTTGACATGGTGAAGAGAAACCTTGCCAACCTTATGGTGTCTGACGGTCAGCGAGCATCATTTGGTGGATATACATTCACCAATGAGGAGAAAGAACAGTTGTTCGGAAGTAACAAGGCACCGTTACGAAAAATGTACGAAAGGCTTATAGAAGACATGCCGTTAAGACCGGAAGGATTTACTCATTGGGCATTGCGAACCAAGAAGACAACAGCCAGAGGAAAGGGCGAGGAGTCGTATAAGGATACGGACGCTGAATTTGTGAAGACTGCCTATGATGAGATAATGGCAGACAATACAATACCTTGGGACACAAAGGCTAAGTTCTCTGCTTTGGTTATGGGAACGGTTCCTTCGTCACGTCCTATGATGGAGTATATTGGTTATGGAGGAGGCACTATAAGCGAGTATAGTAAATATGGAGAGCTATTGTCAGAACATATCGTCAAAACTGAAGACGAACGAGACTCTGTAGTTTACTCACTCAGACTGAGACGCGAAAACCAACGTTTGAGTAATGCCTATGGTGCAGCTCAGATAAAGGACGAAAAAACGGCACAAGAAACATTGGAGACTGTAGCTGAGACGTTTGGCTTTACTGCTGAACAGTTGAAGGCAGCTATGGACAAAGACCCGTTGAAGCGTAGCGAGGAGGAACAGAACGCTTGTGTGGCTCTGAGAAAGGCTTATGAGGGAGAACAGTTCCCGGAAGGAACGTTGCATCCCGACCAGTCGCAGACAGAGGGCAAGGACGTGGTTGAGGAGAATAACCTTGGCACGGAGAATCCTAACAACGAGGCTGTGGATGAGGTGCTGAACAACATGAAGAATGCAGAGAAGGCGTTTAATGCAGCCTTGGAAAGCAACGATGTGTTGAAGCAGGAGTATGAGAGACTGACAAAGGAGGGTCTTTCGGAACCTCAGATATACATGGAGCTGATAAACTCGGGACTGACGCAGGAACAGCTTGCACCTTTTGCCGACTATATCAACGCCAAGGCTAAGGCTGTGGGCATGTATCGCGGAACTGAACAGAAGATTGCTGAGACCGTGCAGAAACATGTGGAGCAATGGAGCTACAAGGGCGAGCTGAACGGCGAGAAGCAAGAGGGCGGCCAGATGTTGTTTGTGAAGGACAACAATGGCAGACTGCTGATTGTTGGAGCTGGCGATGTTGCGTTTGATAGTGAAGGTAGAGCGAGAGAAAACGTTGGCGACATGCTTAGCGTGCTTGACCCGAATACAAAGGAAATGGACTTCGTAAGCAAGAAGGACGTGCAGCTTGACCATGTGGAAAAGACGGAGGACTATGCCAAGAACTATCAGGAGATGTTGGAGGTTATGAACTCGGTGGCTTACGCTGAGAGTGAAAAGGTAAAAGAGAAAAGTGAAAAATCCGATACTAAGACTGAGAGTGTTGTAACACCGAAGGAGGGCGCGTCGGCGCCTGGAGTTGAAGATGTAAAGCCTATAGGGGAAGGAGAAAAAAAGAATCCATCCGATAATGGCAATGGAAGTAACGAAACTTTAACATTTGCCGATGGGTCACCTGTGCCGATGATGAAGGACACGAAAGGCCGTGAGACTGCTGACTATTCGCAAATGACACCTGAACAGGGAGCGGAGTGGATGTCTTCGCAGTTTGGCGAGAACGCAGAAACTGCTGTAGACGGACAGATAAAGAGAGCCGAGAAGATGCTGAAGGAAGCCGAAAAAATAAAGGTGGACTACACGGGAGATTTGAACGACGCCAAGGAAGCTGAGGCTCAGAAGACGAAGGCGGTTGATGCCGCCAAAGCAGAGCTGGAGCTATATACCAATATCAAGAAGGTAATGACCGCGAATAAGGTTAAGGCTGGAATGGAGAAGGTAGGTAGTGTAGGTGAAGAAGGTAGTGTAGGTTCGGTAGGTGAAGTGAGTGTTGCTGTGCGAGAGAAGTTCGAGAAATCAAAGAAGATTCCCGGACGACGTGGTTCTATCACTCTTCCTGACGGAACTAAGATAACAGGTCAATACTTTTATGGCGAGGTTTCAGGACTTACACCTTCGCACGATCCGTTTAATGACTTTAAGCAGAACGAGGGGTTCCCAGTTAATGAAGACGGGTCTTCCTCAAACTCACGTTCTTACAAAGACAAGGAGTCGCGTCTGTTTACAGAGAAAATTGGCAGAGACTTTGGCGGACAAGCACTAAAGAATGTGCCAGTTGTGCAGGATGGTATTCTGTTAAGCGGAAATGGCACGACAATGGGTAAACAACTTGCGGAACGCTATGGTACTGACGGCAAGTATTATGAGAGCCTAAGTGAAAACGCAGAAGGCTTCGGCTGGACTCCAAAGCAAATAGAAGAGGCAGGCTTTAAGGGTACAGTATATTTTGTACCCGACAAAAAGATGCCGCTTACAAGTAAGACATTTGACCTTTTCAACAGGCAAGAGACCAAGAGTATTGGCAATACAGAGCAGTCGGTAAAGAATGCCAAGGTGTTAAGTACTGACGAGGTAGGTGCCATTATAGCCGAGATAGAGGGCAGTGGCAGTCTTGACGCATTCTTTAACAATCCTACTGCAATAAACTCGTTGCTAAAGCGTTTAATTGATAAGGGCGTGATTGGTCTGAACGAGATAGCGGGATTGCGTGAGGGCGAGGACAAGCTTTCGGCAGCAGGCAAGGACTTCGTGAAGAACCTGCTATTGGGCAGTGTGTTCTCGGAGAACACTATCCGCATGATGGGCGCTGACGCTATGCTGAAAACCAAGGCTCTGAACGGCATCCGTGCCGTGACGGACAATATGAAACTTGGCGACTATGCTCTGATGAAGGAGATAGACCAGGCAGTGCAGTTGCTGTACGAAGCTCGTCAAGGCGGAAGCGGTGTGGATGCATACTTGCGCACTCCTGCTATGTTTGGCGAGAACGCTGCGGACAGATTTGACCCTATATCTCAGGCTATTGCTCTTGCTCTGGAGGGTAAGGTTGAGGACTTCCGTGAGCTGATGATGGCGTATAACAGAAATGCCGCTCCTTATGCTGACGCCAACCAGACGGAAATGTTCGGCGAGAGACCTACGAATGAAGAGTTTATAAAGGAATTTTTGAAACTTAGAAACTGGAAGAACTATGAAACAAGACATTCAAGCAAAGAAGGAAATGGCGATGCTGGCAGCTCTGAGGGAACTGAACCGCAAGCACCAGGAGGAAACGTCATCACAAGCGAAGCAGACTACAACAAAGCCGTAGAGCAGCTTAAGGAAGCCAAGGGTGAAGAACGTGAGCGTATACTCGACCAAATGGGAGAGTATGTGAAAGAGTTTGCCAAGAGTAATGGGTATGACGAGCCTGTTGTGTTGAGGACGAAGCAGGACTTGGCGGATGCGGCGAAAACAGAAAATGATAAGACCATTATCGAAAATATGCCAGAGGGTGCTCATTATCCAGGATATTACGAAGATGGTAAGATTCATATATACCTTGAAGGCAGTACTGGCTCTGAAGAATTGCGTGAGACATTTGAGCATGAGTCGGTTCATGCGGACAATGAAGTAGACCCTTCAAGGGTCGAGGCTCTTGTATATTCGATAACAGATATGAATACTCTTACACGAGAGGAACTTGAACGAGTTGTTGAAGTTCTGTCAAATATGAAAGAGTATACAGAACGAGCTTCGGAAATGGATGATACAGATGCGCTTTATATGCTTGCCGACGAAGCTTTAGCACATCTTGTAACATACGCACAAGAACACGGCAAGGATGCAATGTCTGAAATTACAGATAATCCTACTCTATTAAACATATCAGAAAAATCATTAAAAGAACGAGAAAATGACAGAAGAAGAAAAGAAGGACTTGCAAAGAGTGGAGATAAGACACTCGAGCGGAAGAATATCGATGATGTATCTACCGAAGAAAACGGTGGCCCATTGGAGGGAGATAAGGAAGGCAAACCCGGGAATGACAATGGAGGAAGCCCTGATAGAGACGTTCAAGCAAGAAAAGGTCAGCGAGAAGTAGACAAGGCTATCAAGCGGATCGCTACGGAGATAACCAAGAAGACTGGTATTGAGGTGGTGACGGACGAGAAGGAAGCTGAGGAGGTGATCCGTGAGAGCGAGGAGACCGATTCGGACTTGAAGTACCACAAGGAGACTGACGAGGCTACACTTGAGGAGCTTGAGAATGGCGAGACCGTAAAGGTGTATCGTGCGATGCAGGTGATAGACGGTAAGCTCTATCCTCCAATGGCAGCAGCCGTGAACGGCAAGCGTGTGGAGGCTAACGAGCTTGGCGTGTGGATACGTGCAGACGAGAACCCAGACTTGGCTATTCCCGATATTGACTCGAAGACCAAAGAACAGAAGGTAGACAAGAAGACGGGCGAACTGAAATGGAAGTTCAAGCTCGACAAGGGCGGCAAGGATGCGACTGGCAAGAAGGCTACGGACATTCCTGCTGCATACAATCCGTATTGGCATACTTCACGCTCGCCGTTGAACGACCAGTTCAAGTCGGCTTGGATTCGCCCGAACATCGTTGTCGTGGAATGCGAGGTTCCGGTGAGCGAACTGAGCAGCGGGTACAAGGCAGAAAGAGCCAAGGACGCTGTAGGTGAGGTAGACTGGAAGAGTGGTGTTGTAAGTGGCGAGGTGTACAAGCAGACTGGTCGTGCAAGAAAGGTTATTCTCTCTCGTTGGTGCAAGCCCGTGAGAGTGTTGTCGGACGCTGAGGTTGCACAGAGAGCCAAGGAGTTTGTGGGCGACGCTAAGGTTGAGATACCCGAGAACGTGCTGACACCAAGACAGCGCATAGAGTTTGAGAAGGCAGGCTTCAAGATTGGCGCACCCGAAAAGGGCGTGAAGAAGTCGGACCAGATAAACGAGGCGTTGAAGAGAGGCTTGCAGATAGACAACAGCGTGAAGGAGTTCCGTACTGCGAAAGGTGAGGTGTATGGCTTTACTGACGGAGAGAAGATTTATCTCGACACGAAGAAGATGAAGCCGGAGACACCATTGCATGAGTATGCGCACTTGTGGTGTGACATGCTGCGTAAGGTGAACCCCAAGGAGTGGGAGAATGTGAAGAAGCTCTTCGACAAGGTGGAGGGTCTGAAGGAAGAGGTGCAGAAGTTGTACCCCGAACTGGAAGGCGACGCCTTGTATGAGGAAATGATAACAACCTACTCGGGACGCGAGGGAACGAAGAAGCTTGAGGACGTGGTGAGAAAGCTTGCTGCGGAGGAAGGCAAGAGCGTGACTGAGAGCGCGAAGGCACAAGGATTCCTGGAAAAAGTAAAGGTGGCTCTGACAAAGTATTGGAAGGGCGTTGCAGATGTGCTTGGCATTCACTTTACTACGGCTGAGGAAGTGGCAGACAAGGTGCTGGCAGACTGGGCTAAGGGAGTGGACCCGAGGGGAAGTGAAAAGGGAAAAGTGAAGAGTGAAGAATCCGATAGTAAGGTTGAGGGTGTTGTAACACCGAAGGGCGATATAAAAGACGCTACAGCGCCGAAGGGTGAGGAACCGCTTGCCATTCTTCCTAAGAAAGAAGAGAAAGCGTTTGATCCGATTGGTAAGGCTGCGGAGAACTACAAGAAAGACCATCCTTTGACTGAGGGCGAGATTAGGAGTAGCGATGTGGACGACATTGCTAAGGATATGGCGGTGGATTATCTGAATGGCGAGGTGACGGATGATTTGCATCGTGCCGTTTATGAGAGCATCTATGAAAAGGTGAAGGATGCGAAGATGAAAAACGCCACTAAGCAAGCGGATAATAAAACAGAAACTACCGAAACTCCTAAGGTGGAAGCCTCAGCAAGCCCTATTGAGGGACTAAAGAACGCTGCCGAGAAGTTTGCTAAAGAGAAAGAGGCTGCAGCAGAAGCTATGGGCGAAGTGAAGAAGCCTCAGCAAAAGGCAGACGATGCAGCTGTGGAAGCGTCGAACAAGAAGGTTAACGACCTTTGGAACGACTTGCTGAAAGCAGGCAGAGAGGATTTGTCGGCATCGTTCATTGGGCTTAATGCAAGACAGCTTGAAGTGTTGCCTAAGCTTGTGAGCGCAATGGCAGAGAACGCTTACCTAAGAATAAAGAGAGGTATGCACAATCTTGAAGACGTGGTGAAAGAAATGCGCAAGGAGTTTGCTCCAGCAGCCCAGGTGTTCAAGAAGGAAGATGTGGATGCCATCTACGAGCAGATGATGAACATTCGCTATCGCGACGGCGAGCAGCGCATGAGTTTGAAAGAATGGGCAGACTACTACGAGAAGAGTTCGCCTAAGCACAAGGAGGAGCTTGTGGGCGACTCCAAGGAAGCAGAGGATAGAAAGTTACGCGAGAAAAGATTTGTTGATAAAGTTAACATTCAGCTTGGTTTCGGTCATAAGTTTAACGGCATTGTGGAGCTGAGAAAGATGGCAGAAAAATGCGGACTGAAAGACGTGAAGGACACGGACTTGCAGGAACTTGCAGAGACAGCCATCGTACATAGAGCGAGAGGTATCGCTTCTTCGGAGTCAACCAATAATACCGAGAAGTTCAAACGTATAAAGAAACTCTACGAGAATCAGCCGAGCCTTAATCAGCGTGACTCAGAGAGAGTGATGAAGCAGCAGTATTCCACACCTGCGCCTTACGCATTCCTTGCAGACATGTACGTGAAGGCAGGAATTGAAGTAAAGAGCGCATTGGAGCCAAGTGCCGGAAACGGAATGCTGACAATCGGCTTGCCAAAGGATGCTGTACATGTGAACGACATCGACGCACAGCGACTTGCAAACTTGCAGAGACAAGGCTTCAAGAACATAACAAGCCAAGACGGAACACAGCCGTTCGCGGACAAGGACGTGGACGTGGTTGTGACAAACCCACCATTTGGAAGTGCTACCACTAAGGAATATGACGGCTACAAGATTTCTTCTTTGGAGGGACAGATGGCTATCAATGCCTTGGAGAGCATGAAAGACAACGGTCGTGCAGCCATCATCATCGGCGGCAAGACGGAATACGCCAAGAACGGAAGTCTGAATCCGAAGGATAAGGCTCTGCTTGGTTTTCTCTACAGCCACTATAATGTGGAGGACGTGATAAACGTGGATGGAAGCCTGTACGCAAAGCAGGGCACAACATACCCGACACGCATTATATTAATAAACGGACGACGCTTTGACGAGAATGCCTATCCGCCAGTGAAGGACAAGGCAAGAGCGGAAGCCGTGAAGAGTTATGACGAACTTTATAAAAGAATAAACGATGATATACTACGAAGTGGAAGGATGGATTCTCCCGTCGGAGAAGGAGGAGAAGACGCTAACGCAAAACCTAATAGACCAAGCGTTGCTGACGTTAATGAAGAGGGAGTACGAGCAGGAGGAAACGGAGGAGGCGAACAAAAGCCTTCAGTTCGTACTGGAGGAGTACATGACAAGACTGCCGAACCAGTTTCCGACAATGTATTGGGGACAGAAGGAGGAACCAAGCCAGGAGAAAATGGAGGACTTCCTGATGGAGCTACTGGAGCAAACGGAGCAGGGGCAGAGCCTACTCCAAGCAAGGAACCAACCACTGGAACCAACAAGCAGCGAGGAAATGAACCAGGAGGAAATGGACGACCTAACACTCAGCCAAATGCTGATGAAACTACCGATGCCGGGAACGGAGGGAGACCACGGGGACAACTGGAGCGGGTGGACAGACCCGTACGTGGACTAAGTGCCGAAAAGGTTGCTTATACGCCAAGAAGTGAAAACCCTTTCACTCTTAAAGCCGTTATGCCAGCCGACCAACAAGACGCAGTTAATAAGAACCTCGAAAAACTGGGTGATGCAGACCAATTCTTGGTAGACGAACTGGGCTACAACGATAAAGCAGACCTATACGCACATCTTGCAGCAGAGCAAGTAGACTCAGTAGCTCTCGCTTTGCAACAGGCAAAGAAAGGCAATGCCTTTATCATCGGTGATATGACAGGTATTGGCAAGGGTAGACAGGCAGCATCGCTTATCAGATACGCCAAGAAACAAGGACAAGTGCCAGTATACTTCACAAAGACAGCAGGATTGCTGAGTGACGTATATCGTGACTTGGTAGACATAGGTAGCAAAGAATTGAGACCGTTTGTATTTGGAAGCGCAAAAGAAGCTGCCATTACAGACGCTGACGGAAACGTAGTATTTGCCTTGCCTTCAAAGAGTGAAGTAAAGAGAGTGCTTGACTATATAGAAAAGAACGGAGAACTACCAAAGGAGTATGATTACGTTCTGACGACATACAGCCAAGTAAGCAACGGCGTATATGAGTTTGACGAGAATGGCAATCGTAAGGAAAGAAAATTAGCCAAAGGCAAAAAGTTTGGTGCAGCAGCAATCAGCGGACAAGCCCGACGTGACGCTATAGAAAAGCTCATGAAGAACGGCTATCTGATATTGGATGAGAGCCATACCGCAGGAGGTGACAGCGGTCAAGGCAACTACTTCCAGCACATCATTCAGAAGGCAAAGAACGTAACATTCTTCTCTGCAACATTCGCAAAGCGTCCCGACAACATGCCAATCTATGCGCTAAGAACAGCAATGAACCAGGGAGGACTAAAAGCATCCGACTTGATAGACGCCGTGAAGCGTGGAGGAGCCACACTACAGGAAATCATGAGTCAGGCGCTGACACAATGCGGACAGATGATACGTCGCGAGCGAGACATGACAGGCGTGACTATTGACTGGAAAGCCATTGACGACCCCGAAGTTGTTGCCGAACAGCGCGAGCAGTATGACAGCATCATCGGTCTGTTCAACGACATCATCAACTTCCAAAGAACCTATGTAAGCGCATACGTAGACAGACGTAATGAAGAACTTGCAGAGGTGCAGTCGTCGATGGGCATAAAGCGTGGCACAGAAGCCTTGGGAATAAAGAACCAACCGTTTGCAAGCAAGGCATTCAATACTGTGCAGCAAGTGCTTCTCTCGCTTAAAGCAAAGTCGGCAGCAGAAAGAGCTATTGACTACTTGAAGCAAGGCATGAAGCCTGTGATAGCATTGAACAATACCAACGAGTCGCAGACGGGTAACCTTGCGCTTGGCGAAGAAATGGACGCTCCCGACTTGGGCACATCACTAAAGAAAGGACTTGAAGGTACGCTTCGCTATACAAGCAAGAACGCTAAAGACGAAAGCGAAAGCGGATACATAAACCTATCAGACTTAGGCGCAGATGCCGTTGAAGCATACCATGCGCTTGAAGAAAAGATAAGAAAGACAAGTACCGGACTATCCCTCTCTCCTATCGACGTTATCAAGAACGAATTGACGAAGGCAGGATATAAGGTAGGCGAGTTGACTGGCAGGCAGACAGAGTTTGCGTATAACGAGAACGGCACGGTAACGAAGGTGAAGCGTGCGGACACAGACAAGAAGAAACTTGCGAGAGAGTTTAACGACGGGCAGATAGACGCGCTAATCTTGAACAAGAGTGCGGCAACTGGTATATCACTCCATGCTTCAAGCAAATATGCCGACCAGAGAAAACGAGTGATGATTGTTGCCCAGCAGCAGCTTGACGTGAACGATGAGGTGCAGATGCGTGGACGTATAGACAGAACGGGACAGGTGGCAAGAGGCGCATACGAATACGTTGTGTCGCTTATCCCGGCAGAGCAGCGACTGTTGATGATGTTCAAGGCAAAGCTGAAATCATTGGACGCAAACACCACTTCTTCACAGAAGAGCAAGTTCAATGAAATGGAAGTAGCCGACATTACCAATAAGTACGGCGACAAGGTAGTGAAGGAATACATGGCAGAGCACCTTGACTTGTATGCACGTATGGCAGACCCATTCGGATGGGAGAAGTCTTATGGAGCAGACTTGTCGGCAGTAGACCCACAAAAGTTGGTTTCTTCTTCTGACGGCATGAGTAGTGAGGCAGGAGGCGACGCGAGCAAGTTGCTTGGCCGTATGGCTTTGCTGAAAGTGAAAGAGCAAGAGAAGATGTTGCAAGAGATAGGCGACCTTTATGCAGCCGAGATACAACGTCTGAACGAAATGGGCGAAAACGACTTGGAGATAACCGAGTTGCCACTGAAAGCAAAGACCATAAACAAGGGCGTTTGGAAGGAAGGCTCAGAGCCAGGAGGTGACAATGCTTTTGCCGACAATACTTATGTAGAGAAGGTGAATATGGCTGTGCTGAAAAAGCCTATGAAAGCTGAGGAAGTAAAGAAAGCTCAGGACGGACTCACGGGCGGCAAGAGTTGGGACGAGTACAAGAAAGAAAAGAAAAAGGCAATAGAAGATTACTTCATCAACAAGGCAAAAGAAGAAGGGGCAAAGATAGAAGAGCGTGCCAGGAAGGCAGCTGCCAAAGCCCGTGAAAAGCATCTAAAGGATGCGTTGCGAAATCAGAAGAACTCGGGCATGACAGACGAGCAGATTGCCCAAATGGCCATTTACCAACAAGATAACATCTACAAAGTAGAGAATGAAAAGGGCGAAGAGGTGGTGAAGAACTTGAAGGCTAAGGCTGAAATGTTCTACCGTATTCTTGAAACCTTCAACACGGAAGACGCATTTGTACTGCCAACAGACATGAACAATCCTGCTGAGTTGAGCGGATTCGGCAATAGCTATGGCAGACTGATAGACATAAAGATAACCGACAACTTCTCGCCAAATGCCTCTACCGTATCGTTCGCTACCTTGGACGGACGAAGAAAGATAACATTCCCCATAAATGGAAAGGCAGGATTAGGAAGCGACAAGGCAGACGTTATAGGCATAATTGACAGACTGACAAGACAGGCATCCGCGATGGGTGACAATCATCTGCGCGTGCTGAGTATGGATACCTCCAACTGGGACAAGCTGACAAGTAACGAGAGCCGTAAGGACGGATATATCATTACCGGAAACTTGCTGCAAGCTTTGATTGACACTAAGGAGCAAGGCTTGGGCGGTCAGTTGGTGAAGTACACAACAGACACAGGCGATGTGAAGACAGGCATTTTGATGCCTGGGAATTTTGAGCCGAATGGTCTTGCCAACGAGAAGCCTATAAATAGCGTAGCTGAAAAATTTGAATTGCCATCGAACAAGGGTGGTATAACAGAGGTGACTTCTTCGGACGGAGACGTGAAGATAGAGCAAGGCTTCGACTATATGAAAATGGCACGAAACTATACTATTCGTGTCCCGAAGAGCAACAAGAAAGGAGGCAAGTATTTCCTTGATAAGGAGCTGCTGAAAATGGTAGATGGCGGTAACTTTGAGACAAGAGGAAACACGATGCTTGCCGAGGTAAAGGAAGAAAAGCTAAAGGATGTACTTGACAGACTTTCGGAGCTTGGCGTAAAGGTAAAGGAAGAAAGCAAGGTGCATTACCGCATGGAGCTTGGTGATACCTTCTCAGACAGCAAGGAACACTTTGATGCTGTGAGAGACAGAGCTGTGGAGGAGAAAGGAATCGTTATGCCTAATCTGAATAAGGAGAAGGTGAAGGTGGTAGAGGTTGAGAAGTCTCCCTTTGGTAACAATATTGAAACTTCTTTGAAAAATGCCAGAGAATGGGCAAGAGAAAACCTTGTAACAATGGGAAAGACAGAAATGCCTACTATGCGCGATGGTACACCTTATATTATCAGCAAAAGGGCTGTTGAAAAATATCTTTCAGAAAGTGCTGTTCGTAAAAGTGAGAATCTTGATATTCATCTTTCCGTCCTTCCAAAGCTTACAGATGTTATTCATGAGAGCATCGAGGCTGAGATTCACGCGGATTATAACGTAAAGGACGAAACCGGAAAAAGAAAAGCCGAGCTTGGATATGGAAACAATATCCTTGTACATAGACTTTATGGCGCAGTAGAGATGGACGGTAAGATATACCGTGTGAAGACTACTATGCAAGAGTTCAGAGGTGGGGAAGAAAATAAACCTCATAGCTATGAGGTAACAAAAATAGAGCTGCCTGACACTCCTGGCACAGCGGTGTTACCCGACAGTTCCCCTTTGGACATGACACCAAGCAACTCTAAAAATATAACGTCGGAAGGTTCCGAGAAAGCGAACGAATCCGACAGTCTCCCTTTGAACAGTACAACCAACGGTTATATTTCAACCGCAAAGTTACTGCAAGGAGTTGAGAAATCCTACGATTCGGGCAAAAAATTGCTTGATGAGAGTAAAAATTTAACAGATGGGGAGACTTTCTTTAGAAAAGAAGGCGATGGTGTTGTAACACCTGAGAAGACTTCGGGGACTTCGAATGCTGTGAGCGAGCGTATCATCAAGACCGTGGAGAAGGTTGCGAAGAGAACTGGAGGCAAGGTGAAGATGGTGAACTCGGTTGAGGAGATTGAGAACCCGAAGGTGCGCAAGGACATAGAGAATGGCAAGCAGGTGACTGGCTGGTATGACGAGAAGACGGGCGAGGTGCATCTGTATATGCCGAATATCCATGACTCGTATACCGCGGAGAAAACCGTATGGCACGAGACCGTAGGACACAAGGGCATGAGAGGATTGCTTGGAGATAAATTCAATGACTACATGCGTGGTCTTTGGATGGACTTGGATAATCCTATCAATGCCGAGCTGAGAGCTTATGTGAAGGAAAAGATGAACATGAATCACCTTGGATTCTATGACGCTATTGAGGAGTTTATCGCCAAGAGCGCAGAGGACGGAAAGGGTGAGCCGGGATTCTGGAACTACATTAAGAATAAGGTGACAGATGCCCTGCATGAGATAGGCTACAGAGTTTCGCCTAACGTAAAGGCCGTGAAGTATATGCTTTGGTTGGCGAAGAATGTGCAGAAGCATGGAGACAGTCCGCTGTGGAAGATGAGAGCTGAGGCTGTGAGGTGGAAGATAGAGCATGAGAAGACGGAGTACACGAAGATTGAGGGCGGCGAGCTGTATGACAACGACGGCAAGAGCCATGACTTCGAGGGTATGAGTCGCGAGGAATGGCTGGAGGCAACGGACGGAGAGATACACTACCGCACGGCTCCAAGTGCTGCTACCGCTTTGGATAGATACCATCATGCCCTGGACCGTCATAGCTATATGGCTACGGAGGCTTTCATGGATAATATGCTCTCGTTGAAGAAACTGATGGAGGCTATTGATCCGTCTATCAGGAAGATTGAAGATGTGAATAGTTCGATGAACCCATATCTGATGCAGAATATCACGGAGGGCATGATGAGCGACAAATCAAAGCTCTTCGAAATACGCTATATGGACCCGCTTAGCAAGGCTATGTCGAGCGTTTTGGATAGCTTCGATGGCAAGAAGGTGGAGGACAGAATAAGGAACTTCAACCTGTATATGATTAGAAAACATGGATTGGAGAGAAACCGTGTGCTGTTCGTGAGAGACTGGATAAGGAGTGAAAAGGGAAAAGTGAAAAGTGAAGAATCCGATAGTGTTGATGCTTTGGAGACTGCTTGGAAGGACGAGAGAAGCGACCTTAGAAAGAAGCTTGACTCGGGACAGATAGACTTGAAGGAGTACTACCGTCAGATGGACGAGTGGATAGTACAGAACTTGGATAAGGACTTTAAGGCAGAAGAGCATGACTATTCGGGTATGCACGGATTGCAGGGCATTGACGATATGAAATCGCCTTATGATGATGCCGGAGCTATTGACGAGGTTGTGAGCCAGGAGGCGAGCATGGAAAGCATGAAGAAAGGCTCAGTTGCCGACTTCTGGAAGAAGGTGAAGGCAGCTACAGACTATTCGGTAAATTCGGACTACGAGAATAACATTATCACCAAGGAGACACACGACGGAGTGTTGAATATGTTTGACTGGTATGTACCGTTGAGAAAGTTTGACGAGGCAACCGCTGAGGACGTATACGGATATGTGACAGAAATGGGCGACCCGAGCAATTATATTGGCACGACGCTGATGAACGCCAAGGGACGAAAGAGTCTGAGCAATGTGGAGATATTGGCACAGATAGGTTTGATGGGCAACCGTGCGATAAGAAACGGAGGTCAGAACTCTATTAAGTTAGCCTTTGCGCGATTCGTGAGAAACAGCGGAGAGCAGAACCTTGTGAAGGAGACAAAGGTGTGGGTTGAGAAAACTGGCACGGACTTGAACGGCAACGACATTTGGGAGGAGGCTTATCCGCAGATTCCTGAAGGAGCAAGCGCAGATGATGTTGCGAGCATTGTGGATGCCTTTGAAACGGACATGAGGACCAAGCAAGCTAAGGGTGAGGCAAAGAGTCTGAGCAATGGAACGGACATAGGCTTCAAGTTCCAAAGAGCGAAGGACAAGAGCCAACACTTTGTGGACGTGAAGATAGCCGGAAGAACACACAGATTTGTGGTGCTTGGCAATCCGAGAGCAGCACAGGCTTTGAACGGAATGCTGGAGAACGGCAAGGCAAGCGTCAGGTCGTTGCAGGCTGTGACACGATGGATGGCTATGGCCTCAACATCGTGGAGCCCAGAGTTTGTGATGAGAAACATCGTGAGAGACATGGAATTTGCATCTTCGCATGTTGCTGCAAAGGAAGGTGGAAGATATCTTGCAAAGTGGTCACGCTATTATGGTGAGCTTAATCCGCTGAATATGTTCTACAATGAGGGTGCAGGAAGCTTAAAGAGCATGAAGATGAAAGACTTCAAGAATGGTGTAGGCTTCGGACTGTATGCCCGATACAGAGAGGGCACGCTTGGCAACTCGAAGATGGAGCGATACTTCAAGGAGTTCATGGAGAACGGTGGCGAGACAGGCTTTGTACAGTTGTTCTCGATGCACGATATGGAGAAGAGCTACAAGAGTATCGTGGAGAAGGAATCGGCAAAGGGCGCGAAGAAGGTTATGGTTAATGCTGTGGAAGTGCTTAAGAAATTAGGCGAGAACGTGGAGAATCTGAACGAGGTGGCTGAGAACATGGCACGATTTGCCACATATTGCACATCAAGAGACTTGGGACGTTCGGCAGCAAGAAGCGCGTATGACGCAAAGGAGGTATCGACAAACTTCAACCGTCATGGTTCGGGTGATGCTATAAAGAGCTTCAAGAACGGAGAAATGGGTGATTGGCAGAAGGCAAGGCGAAACACATACGGTTTTGTGGCTGGCTACCTAAGAAACTACTCGATGTTCTTTAATGCTGGCATTCAGAGCACGAACCTGTTGTTCAAGAATATCAAGCGTGCGCCTGTGGGTACTACTGTTGCTATGACATCTGCACCGTTTGCCTTAGCGTTGATTATGGCTGCTGTCAACAATGCTATTATACAGAATGAGGACGATAAGGACAGAGGTAACGTGAAGGATCCGTACGGCGAGTTGCCTGACTATATCAGACGAAACAACCTGTGTATATATGTGGGCAATAACAAATTTGTGACTGTGCCGTTGGCCATTGAATTGAGAGCGTTCTATAGTCTTGGTGACTTGGCAGCCGGACAGACATTTGCCAAGAACGTGAAGAGCCAGAGAAACATGGCGATGGATGCCGTGGGCTGTATGTCGCAGCTATTCCCAGTAATGGACTTCTTGAATAATCCGAACTATGAAAAGAGCTTGGAAAATGGAGTTGGCATGACTACAGAAGGTATTGCTCCTACTGCTATAGTTCCGTTCATTGAATGGTGGCTTAACAACGACTGGAAGGGTGCGCCAATAAGACGAACGGGCGATAAGACAGAGCTTAACCCGGCATGGCAGAACGCCTATAATAATGTTCCGGCAAGACTTGTGGACTTGAACAAGTGGGTGAACGCCAAGACCAACAATATAGCTCCTGGCAATCCGGAAATGAAGGGCAACGAGGTTCTTGACTGGGCAACAGACCCGTCGATGCTCAATCATTTCTTCGGTTCGTGGAGTGGTGGTATGGGCACATTTACTCAACGCACTGCAGGCTTGGTCGCAAAGGCAACGACTGGCAAGACAGACGAGATAGAAGTGGGCGACGTGCCATTCTTGCGCTCACTCTTCTATACTCCAAGAGAACAGTCGAGCATGGCGAGAACCAAAGCCAAATGGTATAACTACAAGGAGGAAATGGAACAGACTATCGCCAATAACGACAAGCTGAACTCGAAGAACGTGCCTACGATGAAGAGGATTGAAAATGCTGCTGCATTGGAAAAGTTCGAAGGTTCGCCTGAGCAAAGAAAGGTGAATATCATCAAGAATGCGGAAAAGCGAATGAGACACTGGAACACGATGAGAAAGAAGTGGGCCGATGATAAGAAGCAGGTGGACTTCGCGAATAAGAATATTGAGATGATAATGCAGGAGGCTGTAGAAGATTTGGATAGGATAGAATAAAGAAAAGAAAAAGTGGTGAACCTTCTAAAAGTTCACCACTTTTTTACTTACTTGTTATAGCTTATGTTTATGCAAACAAAGCATCAATCTCCTCATTAGACATTACTTGAATATCGTTCTGATTAGCAAGAGGATAAAGACCCTTACTATCACCTGTATATAAAGTAGGTGATACAATCGAACCAGCCACTGATATCTGTCCTGCTTTCTTTAAATACAATTTACCTTCTACTGGAGTATTTGAGTCACCAAAGGTTTCTGCTCTATGCGCCCAGTTATTATAATATTTACCCTCATGTCTTGCTACAAACATATTTTTAGTTGTAAGATAGACAATATCATAGTTTACAACAGACTCAGCAAGTGAATTCTGAAGTATCTCCACATCTATAATAGGTGTAAATATATCATCAAACTTACATACATCAGAGTATTTACCCGCATATAGTTCATCATTGATTGTATCAAGAATTTTCTTATCTGTTTCTGACATCAAGCCATGATTCTCGCTTGTTGCATCCCACAACTGACCATCAGTAACCTTACCCTTTGCATCCAAGGTAGCTACACCATTAGCCACACCCTTCTGCTCCAACTTCATGTAAGGAGATAAGTCCACGGTTGGTGTATATTCACCAATTTTCTCCCACTTGGTTGCGTCATAGGTGGCTGAGGTATCACCAGTATAGATATACTCGGCATATATATTTTTACCATTAGGGTCTCTGTTTGCCGAAGCTACAAGATATATACGATTCTTATTAATGCCACTTGTAGGAAGAGCAGAAACAATCTGAAATAGTGTAGTGTCAATGTTATTTGGATCTACTTCCTTTATCCAACCACTTGATGTTTTACGATTAGCCCAGTTGGTTAGTCTATAGAAACCAATTCCCTTAACATACCACTGCTGACCTAATGCCAATGCTGTGTCTGTTTCTCCAGGATTAAGTAGCTGCCAATCCTGTAATGCATACAAAGCTGTTAGACTTGCTACAACTTTATGACCTCCAATATGTCTTGCGTCTGCCAAGGCAAAACCTGTTGCTGACACATTACTTGGAGCCAGCGTATTTGCTTGTTTTAATGCCATATCTTTTTTATGTTTTTAATGTTAAACAATTATTTATGCTATATCCAGGAATGAGTTATCCTTCAATGCTCCTGGGTTTACTGTACGGTATACCAAGTAAACTATTGAAGCACCAGCTGCATTTGTCACTGTTACCTCACTCTTTTCAAAACCTCCATTCAGCAATGGTGTGGCTCCATTCTGTACTATCTTGGTCAACTCACCCATTATCTTTGGATAAGCTATTACATAGTACTGAGCATCTGTTGCCGAAATACCTTCAAGCTTTGCTGTGCGTGAATTATTAAGATCTGTCTTACTCAAACCCTTTATAACATCTGCTGTTATACTTGATGTTGATGCCAAACCAAAATAACGGCGATGATAGAAGTGTACGCTTGCAGATGCTGTCTTTGTGTCATTGCCACTTGCAGGCTTTACATCTGAACCAACAACCATAAGACCAGTTTTGGCAGCTGCGATAGTTGCCGAGATAGTGGTGTCAGTTTTTACCTTCTCTGGGGTTTTGTATGTTGCAGATGGTGTATTTGCTGCTGGAAGTGCAGTCCAATTACCAGATACACTTGTTGGAACTTTCTGGCCTTCCTTTGCTGCTGGATATAAGAATGAGCCTGTCCATGATGCTTGATAACCGTTTTCAAGTGACAGAGAGGTTGATGGTGAACCCATTGATTCCACTACTGTACCAGCTGCGTTGAACACATTCCATCTGCCTCTGATTTCTGGTGACACAAGAGCGAGGTTACCGTTTTTCACTCCATTAATGAAGTCGGCATTTGCCTTACCCTTTGCTCCGTCATAAGCCGTACCAGATGATTCACCAAGTTTCAATGTACTCTTTGCTACATGAGCCTTCATCAGTTTAGTATACTCTGTAAGGCCTACCTTGTCTAAATACTTTGTCATAACGATTTGTTTAAAAAAATTTTATGTTACTATTTATCTTTTCGTTTATTTCTATGCACTCATTATTTCCCTAATCTCTTCAACAGTCATAGTCTCTGTTGCTGCCACTCCTTTTTCAAGGTCTGCTATCACTTCTTGCACACTCTTCATGCCCTCTGCAATATTTCTACCTTGATAACCTCCAATACCTATGAGATATTGATAGCCATTTTTAGGATCGCTTTGATCGGGGTAACCTTCTGTATCACGCTTTACATATATTACAGAAGCGTTTTTGGTAGTGTTATCATTACCAACACCAACCACATCCATAAATGATGGATCATCATAATTAGAAGAACCTTGGGCATGTGAAGCAAAACCAGATGCAGTTGTAGAATCACCTTCTGTATGAGAGAAGTCACCTAATGCTGTAGTCTTATTACCTTCTGCATGTGAACCATCTCCTGAAGCAGTAGCATTATTTTCGGCATGAGAATAGCTACCTAAAGCAGTGCCTATTCCTTCTTCAACAGCTCGTTCTCCTTTTCCTTTCTTCACTGGCAACCAAGTTCCCTTCCCAACTGCTTCAGCAATCTTTGTGACTAATCTTTTTAGTCCTAAACTGTCTATAAATTTTGTCATAATTGTTTGTTTGTTAATTTATTACTAATGTTTGTTAAACTTTATATTTTATCTTTATTTTATTACTCAAACTCTTGCAAAACTGAATATTATATAGTATCTTTGCAATGGGTGGTAAGTTAGACGGTTAATGAAGTACATGCCTTGTGGTGTAGTATCCTTTTTGTCTAACGCTACCCATTTTTTATGTCCTTTTGAAAATAAGCTTTCCTTCTTTAGTTTTCCTTACATATACTTTTACATCATTCATATATGTCTTACTTTTTCTATCATAAAAACGTACAAGCCATAGACCACCACCTAATCCAGAAGTTTTTCTCGTAAATCTTGTATATTTTTTCTTTTTATTAGGAAATTTATCTCTATAAGGTTTACCTCGAAATACACCATGCTTCCAATATGGTACTCCAAAAATACCATTTGTATTTGATTGATAAGCCTTTACTATATTAACAGCAGCATTCTTGTTAGTCTTGTCAAATTTATATCTCAAAATTTCACAAGCTATTTTAAAAGTTCCTTTTTTACTTGTCACACGTTTTCCATTAACCCAACTGTAGTTTTTTGAAGTACCAGTAAGGTTATCCGCTGGAATCTTAATTTCTTGTAAATGTATAGTAGTATCTCCATTTGTATATGGATTAAACATGCTAAAACCACATGGAATTTTTGGATATCCAATTAAGTGTATTAAATGAACATATTTAGCTTTTGTGTTAGTAAGTACTGTTCCTGATGATTGATATGTATTACTTACATCTTTACCTGTAGTATCACGAATAATTATATTAAATGTCTCAAATGCATTATTACTCCATACTGTTATACATGGATGTCCACGAAAAGCATATATTGTTCCCCAATCATACGATTTTGGATTTATTGACTTACCAATAACTATCTGACCATAAGGTCTTTTCTTAGAAACTTTCTTCTTAAGAAGAAGTTTCATATTGTCAGTATATCTTTTAAGTCCTTTATCATCTACAAACTTATTCATTTTATGTCTCCTTTCTCTCCTACTATTATTTCAATTTCTTCTTCTGTTATTCTCTCCATCGGAAGCCCGTTCAGAACCTCATGAGAGAGTTTATCTTTTGTTACAGCACCGTCGGCGAGCTTCTTCTCTGTGACCGACTTGTCGTTAAGGTCGGCAGTTTTGATTAATGGGACCTTAGAACCGATTTTAGGGTCTTCTCTAAATGTAGGCATATTTAATTTCGTTTGGTTCGGTAGATGTGAAAATTTGTAGACCGACGGTTTCGGGGAGGATGGTAAGGCGGAGCTTGAAGGAGGTCATATCTTTGTGACGTCGGATAGGCACGCGCGGATTGGAACCATCGGAGACACGTTGCCGGATGATGAGTTTGCCGGGGCGTTTGAGGGTGACGATGAGGTAGATGTCACGGTTAAACTGAACTTCGGGAGTGATCCAGGCAAGTTCTTCGGGAGAGTATGATGCAGTGAGAGTGTACATAACTATACGGACTGTTTGGAGCCTGTCAGCTGGACTGCAATAGCGAACATTGCTTGCGCACGTGGGTCTTGGTAGGCGGTAAGCAAGAGGTAGGCAATGTAGTAGATGAAGGCAGACTCGTGGATGGTTGGAATATCTACGGTGGTATCATCAGAAGAAGTGTCGATGTCGGAAGCTATACCGATATAGACAATCTCGGCAGTGTCGGCAGAGGTGTAAGGCTGAACAAGGATTCTCGTGGGAGAGCCTTGCATGACAGTGGCGAGAGGTCGGTTGACAGTACCCTTTGCAGTGTCGTCGAACATAAGCATGGCGTCGTCGGAGGTGTCGAGAATAGGTATGGCAGCCTTGTGCCATGACGAGAGACGTACGCGAGTTAAGGTGACGGTGGAAAGAGACAAGGGGATGGTGATGGTGGCGATGTCGGAAAAGCCATCATATGGGGTGATAGTGAGTGTTGTAACACTGGAGGAGGAAGAGGAGCTTGGAGAGGAGGAGAGGGTGATGGATTGGGAGGTGGCTACGGCGAGCCATCGGCGTGCGTCGTTGATTTTGGCACGTATGATATTATCCATGTAGGAGTCCTCTCCATTGTCGGCAAGCTTGGCATCCTCATGAGTCTCGTGGTCGATACACCATTTTACTTTGTTGATGATTTCGGAGATAGTCATAACTAATGCTTTAAGAAACTACTCGCCAAGGGATAGTTTGGGGAAGACGATGCCTTCCTTAGCTGCAAAAGCGAGAGCCTTGGCAGGACTGGTGAAATTCTTGGAGTAGTTAGTGTTGACGTAAACAAGAAGCTCGTCGGGGGTTGTGACGGAATCGACACTATCCACCTGCTTCTTGGGCGTTGGCTCGGGAGCTGGGACGGGGTCGATGTCGTCTGAGGTTTCGATTTCGCGGACCAACACCACTGTACCGGACTTGAAGAGCTTACTGCTCTCAAGAAGGTCTTGAAAGTACTTGCCTTTAAGAGAAAGTTCAGGACAAGTGCCAGCAATGACGTTGCCACCTGTGAACTCGTAGTGAACCTTGTTGCCACCTGCGCCAACAAGAACATGATGACCATTGTTGAGAGCCTGTTTTAATCTATATATCTTAATCATTGAGTTTTTGATTTTAAAGATAAGCCTCGCTGAGACATTAGCGAGCAAAGCCGTTGCTCAGCGAGGACTTATCGGGACAACTAATTTATTACGGAAATAAAAAACTTTATGCAGCCACGTCCTGACCACTGTAGAGTTCCCACTTGGTGCCGTTGTAGTAGTAGACGGTACCCTTGTCGTACTGAACATCGCCAGAGACGTAGTCCTCGGTAAGGGCAGCCTTCATGCCGTTAGACGGAGTCTCGGGGAGTTTGGGAACAGAGATGATAGTGGTAAGAGTGGACCCGCCAAGCTTAGAAATCTTTTCCTCAGGACCAACAAGTATAGAGTTGTAGCCACGGAGAGCGATACAATCGGCCTCCTCGTGAATCCAACGCTTAGCGTCGCGGATAGCACCTGCACCCTTAGACATGTCGTTGGTGCGCTCCTTGTTGGCAACACGCACGTAGCGACGACTCGCCTTAAGGTCGATGATAACGGCAAAGTCCTCCATGTGCATAAGGTCGAGAGTCTGATCCCAAACAACATCGAAAGTACCGAATGTGTCCTTGATGCGCTTGAAAGTAAGGTCGAACTCGTCGTGATTGATGATGTCGTTCTTGCCATCCTTGTCAATCTTCATCTTCTCCATGCGCTCGATGAAGTTCTTGCCAGCGAAGACGTAAGCGTGGTTGTTCTCGGCAAAGTCGGTAAACTGAAGCTTAGAGAGAGCAATCCAATCGGCCCACTCATGAACGTCGCCAATAGCATACTTATTGGTAATCTGAGACAAGATGCCCTCAGCAATGTAAACGTCCTCTACAGCACCATCCTCGGTGAGCACCTTGAAGCGTCGTTTAGTACCAAGCCAGTAAGAACGCTCGGCGCGGAGGTTGTACTTCATGATAGCGTCAGCCTTGAGGTCTTTGACGGTGATAGGCACCTTGGTCTGTACTTTCTCGTAGTCGGTAGTGAAGAGAATGTTGAGCAGCTTCTTCTGCACACAAACCTCCTTCTCGCGAGGCTGCATGTTCTCAGGAGGAACCATAAGCTGAGACTCGCTTGCGGCAGTTGAGCCAACGAGGAAGACAGAGCCCGAAGGAATGTCGGGGCAGGTCATGCTGTCAAGGTCGTCGGCAGGAGTGCCATTGTCCTTAGCCTTGCCGTTGGTAGCCTGGAGAGTGACCTTCTTGCCGTTGGACTCGATAACGTAGAGCTGAAGAACGCCCTCGCGCACGGTAGTAGAACCTTCCTTGTAGCCCTCAACGTCGGGAACGTAGACAGTAGAGCACTTGTAGAACGGACGGAGAGAACCAGAGAAGTTGGTAGAGTTAAGCTCGATGGTGTCGCCACCAGTGATTGGAGCAGTAGTCTTACCATCGAGAGTTTCGCCACCGATGCGCATGTGTTTGGCAGTCCAGTTCTTGATAGGAACCTTACCAGCGACCTGTCGAGCGATACTGAGAAGCGGAGTCTTGTATGGGTAGAATTTGACAATGTTATTATCCCATTCATCGTCAATCATGTCACCCTCTTTGAGCTGGGTGGATGAAGCCTGAGAGCCAGTCAAATCCTGTCCGTCCTTTTTGCCACCGGGACTGTTGAGGTCGCTCTTGCCAGGCTCAACGGGTTCGTTGGCAGCAGCCTCAGCAGAGGAAGCCGGGTCAGGACCCTCGTCGCCAATCTGAGGCGCAACATTGTCGCCAACAGCCATGAGCGACGAGCCACCAGTTACAACGGAGAGAAGCATGAGTAAGAGCCAAGTAAGGAAATGTCCGCTTTTAATAAAATTAATAAACCGATAGTGTTTCATTTAATTGATATTTTAGAAATTAATAAATAATAAAATGTGTTTTAATTTTAAACCAGACCATCCCAGAAGCCACTGGACTTCTTTTTGGTGGGCGACACGCCACCGTTAGTACTGAGAGAAGGCGGAATTTCGGTCTTTTCGGAACGCTTGACCCTGTTCTGAATCTTTTCGTTACGGCCTTGCATAGCACCCTCCTCGCGAGCCGAAGCCACATCAGCGTCGTAGTTTTGCGCGTTTTTGAAGAGCTGCCACGTCTCGGTGGAGACTATACCATCCTCGGCGTCGCCGATAACCTTGAAGAAACTCTCCCAAAGGTCGGCTTTAGCGTCGTCGTCAAGACCAAGTTCGTCCATAGCATCGGCCGACTTCTGTAGATTGGAGACGAGTTCCTTCTCGTGGTTTTCCTCGTCAGCCTTCTTCTGTTGGAAGTCAGCAATCTGCTGAGCCACCTCCTTGCCTATCTTCTCGTCCTGCATAGCAGCGCCGATGTCGATGCCATGAGAAGCTATCCATGTGATAGGGTTAAGGTTGGGATTCTTTGTAAGGTCCATAGCCATAGCTGCAACCCAACGGTTGTTGTCGAACATTTCGCTGAGAGCCTTTCCGTCCTCCTCGTAGCGAGAGAGAGCGTCGGCATCGTCGTTCATAGCAGCGTAGCGAGCCTCCTTATCCTCAAAGTCGATGTCCTTGTGGCGTTTGGCGAAACGCTCGGAGAAAGCCTTGCGGTTGGGTCGGTCGTCCACGGGTGGAGCTGTAGCCGCTGCTTGCGACTGAGCTTCGGTCTTGATTTCATTATTTTCTTCTGCCATATTTTTTATATATAATAAGGTGTATTATCCTTTACCTTTTCCGGGTATCTACATATTTTAGTTTACGCTTGCGAATATCCCGATTTTTTGCGTCCGTTTTTCCGTGTTTCGTACTTGCAACTTTTGAACAGACGAAACACGGCATTTCATGCTGTCATTTAGAGTATTTTTGCGCTGATAGACAATGACATAAGATAGAAATATGCAGAAAAATATACCCACCTTATCACGTGTAATGCCGACTTCGGGCAAGACGTTTGACACCGTACGGAGACGTAAGGAAAGGCAGTCGGGCAAGAAGACGGACTATGAGCTGCTGCAGCGATGTTGGCAGGCATGGAACAACCTGGAGGCTGTGCGTATGGTTAGAGACAGAGCCAAGAGATACTGCTACGGCGACCAATGGGGCGACACAGTGAGAGTGTACAAGAACGGATACTACTATGACATGACGGAAAGAGAATACCTGAAAAGGAAAGGCTCTGTGCCGTTGTCGAACAATGTGATGGTGTCGATATTGAACACACTTGTGGGAATGTACGCAAAGCAAGGTACAGAGCCAGTGTGCTTTGCAAGAACACGATCGTCGCAAAGCCTGTCGGATATGATGTCGGCAACTATGCAATGCAACTGGCAAAACACACAGATGGAGATATTGTTGAAACACGCGCTTGAAGACTACCTTGTAGGAGGAGTAATGGTGTGTAGAGAGACATACGAAGACAGAACACAGGAGATAGAAGACTCGTGGACAGACTACATAGAGCCAAACTATGTGTTTTGGGAGGGAGGTTCGGACCCAAGACACCTTGACCTGTCGCTGATAGGCGTGCTGCATGACGAATCTATAAACGACCTGTACAAGAAATTTGCGAAAGACGAGTATGGACTTAGTATAGACGACCTGAACAGGATATTCGACATAGACCCAGACGACAGTCAGACGGAAGGAACTATGCACAACGACACAAACGACCTGTCGAACATATCATTTGATATACCGTCGAAGCGCGGACGATATGTGAGAGTAATAGAAGCGTGGACGACGGAAACGAAATACAGATACCAATGCTACGACCCGATAGCGAAAAACGAAAGTGATGCCTACTTCCGCATAGAATGTGACGACAAAGTGTTGATAGCGGAGCTAAACGCGAAGAACGTGAAGAGAAAGGAGCAGTATGACCTGATGGGAGTACCGCCAGAAGACAGAGCCTATATCACGGCAAAGAAAGTGGCAGACAAGTATTGGTACTACACGTTTATGGCACCAGACGGAACCGTGCTATGCAGCGGAGAGACGCCATACGACTTTAAGTCGCATCCATTCACGATAAAGCTCTATCCGTACATCAACGGAGAAATACATCCGTTCATGGCAAACGTGATAGACCAGCAGAGATACATAAACCGTTTGATAATAATGAACGACATGGCAATACGCTCGTCGGCCAAGGGTGTATGGCTTATCCCTACACAGGTATTGGACGGAATGACACCAGACGAGTTTGCCGAGCAAGCGACGGAGTATGACGGAATGATATTCTACACGCCAAAGGCAACGCTGCCAAACTCAAGGCCAGACATTATCACGTCGAACGCCGTGAATCTTGGAACAAACGAGCTGTTGCAGATGGAGCTGAACCTGATGCGCGAAGTGTCGAATGTGTCGGGCGCATTGCAAGGCAAGACGCCAACGGCTGGAACATCGGCCTCGAGATATGCGCAAGAGTCGCAGAATGCCTCAACCTCGCTCTACTCGATACTGAAAGACATGGAATCGTTTACTGAAAATATTGCACAGAAGAAGTGCATGACGATAAAACAATACTATGAGGACGGCCGACCCATCTTCAATAGCGATAGCACATACCCGATAGAGTATGACAGACTGGGCGCAAGAGACATAATGTTCAAGATTTCTATCAAGAACGCTGCTGCTACAGCCACCTATCAGAACAACGTAAACGACAAGCTTGACATGTTGTTTGACAAGGGAGCCATCAACATCATACAGTATCTACAGAACCTGAATGAGCCGTTTGCAGACAAGCTGCTGCAGGACGTGCAGAGTAATATGGAAGAGCTAAGGGCGCAGCAAGAGGCAATGGGGCAGCAAGCGCCACAGAACGGAGTAGTGCCCGAGGCAAACCAACAGGCAGTAGAACAAGCGCAAGGATACTTGATGCAATAATATAAAAATGTAAAATATGGATATAGCCATATATATTGAAGATGTGAAAGAAGCCGTAAAACGGCAACTGTCCATCATAGGAAAACACCATAGCACACAGAAGGGCGACACGCTGTTCTCGGTGTCAACACTATCAAGTGTGGAAGACACGGTAATGCGACAATGCATAATAGACGGAGCGCAGCTTGTGACATCAAATCTATCGCCAGTGTTGTCGGGGTATGAAGTTGGGAAGAAGGCAGGAGGACAGAAAGCAGAATATATAGCGTTCGTTGTGAACACTACACGAAGCAACGATGCACTATCAGGAGCAGCACAAGACAGTGTAAAGTCGCTACTCATTGCTTATGTAACGCAATCGGTATTGGCGATGGTACTGCCAGACCTTGCTGGAAAATATGCTACGGACGTGCAGGCACAGCTACTTGCAGCCACACGACTGATATTTACGAAGACACCGCCAGGCAGTGCGGACAAGACGCTCGCGGACTGTGTGGGCTCGGTTGAACTATAGGTATAAACAAAAACAGTAAGTCACCATGATAATAAAATTTCAGATAATAAAATCCGTGATAATCGAGGCTGTAAAGGCAGCGACCTATCTTAAAGGCAAGATAGACGAGGCAGCACAGCCAGGGCAGAAAACGCCATACTTCGAGATAGCAGGAGACGAAGAGGTGCATGAGCGCACATTGGACCATGACCTGACAACAGCACTCGAAAAAGCAAAGATAATCTTTGTAGACTACTATGTGCCCACAGCCCAGACGATAGGCGACAATGCCATATACTACAACGACAAGACAAACGACATAGTGGAGTTTACGCTAAACGTGTCGCGAAGATACAACGGATCGTTGACAGACACGTTGGCAAGACTTGTATCTAAGTTTGTAGAGGACACAATGTGCTACGAATGGTGGGTAAAACTGGGCAACCTAAACCAGGCAGCACCGTATCAGTCGGCAGTAGCAGCGGACGAGATTGCGATAAGACGCTGCTTTGTATTGTCGGCTCCAGCAGTACCAACAATAAAATATCCCACAACACTAACGGCAAAGGTAGACGGAACAGACGCGGAGGGCGAGATAATAATACGCGTGGACGAGAATGCCACGGTGTCGTACAGTATTGACGAAGGAGCAGTAGACGACATTGAAGCACGCTCGGAAGACCCAAGCATAGTGGAGATACTGCGCTACAGAGCACCAATGACATTTGAGCTTGTGCCACGTAACACGGGAGTAGCGAGGATAAGACTATTCTCACGACATACAGACAATGTGTATGTGGAGTTTACGGTGATAGTGTCGAGGGAGTACTACTAAAAACAAAAAGGACATGAAAAAGGATTTTTCGGAATTGCATCCGTTTGTAGCTTCAAGACAGAGAGGGTGGATACCAGTAGCAAACCCCCTTGAGCCACAACCACCAAGGAGAGCATACGGGCATAGCATAAAGCATATCTACATACAGGCAGACCAACTGTTGTTTGATGTGGACTCTGTGACATCATTGATAGACAAGGCTACGAGGAAGACACAGGAAGAGACTGAGGTGACAACATCGGAAGCGGACACGCACAGACCAATGTTCTACAGATGGTTTGACCAATATATAGCGTCGGTGGAAAGAATACTGTCGGCTTATGTGGCTAAACCAGAAGGAGTAGCGAGAATGAACGAACTGAAAGAATGGCAGGAGAAAGAGATAATACTGGTGATGCCGGATTATTGGGATGCGACGGTGTATGATGCGTTGGTGCAAGCCATTCATAAGTATTTGGTAGATGGGGCGTTGTTTGAATATCTCTCCAACACGTTAACATCGAGAGACCAGAGAACGATAGACAGGGGGAAAAACTTGGAGGACGGAGAGAAGGTGATAAAAGAACTGAGCAGTAGGGTGTTGCCGGGAACGATTAGGAAACACTTGAATCCGTTTTGATGTGAGGTGTTGTAACACCGAAGGAAAGGAAAATATATGGTGAAGACATTGGACGACATACCTCTTTTGTCGGAGAACAGGAAGAAGCTGTTGCCGAAAGGAAAGAAGGCACAGAAGGAATTTATCCGTGATTTGCTATCGAAGAATCAGGAAAAGTTTGAGGAGCTGTTTGAGGAGCTTGCGGATCATGACCCGAAAGCTTGGTTGCTGCTGTATCATGACATGCAGAAACATGTGGTGCCGAAGCAGTCGCAGGTGGATGTGTCGGTGGGTATAAACAAGGACTTCCAGGAATTGGTGGCGTTATCGACCACAAAGACAGATGATCCGTTGGCTATAGGGGCAGAGCCTGTGCCGAAGATAGAGGATGCGGACTATGAGGAACTGAAAGAATACGAAGGATTATAAGACATGACGACAATAACCGACCTTGACATAGATAAATTGCTTGCCGAAAATAAGAAACGATATGATGAAATTTTCGGTGAGTATGACCCGTGGACAGGTGTGGGTTGTTATGATTTTAAGAACAGAGTATGTCTTGAGATTCCAGACTTCATCATTCCGAAGATGTATGTACCGAAGGAGTGCATGAGAACCCTGCTGTATAAAAACCTACAGCATTTCGGCTCGATGAAAGAAGTATTAATACAAGTGCTTCACAAGGAGTATGACGAAGATTCGGAAGACACACAGAAGCTAAGAAAGCTGCTGACCTTTGAGATATTCAAGGTGAGATTCAGAGAAGACCCAGAGTTTGCATTGCTCGTGACGGATAAGATTGAGGACAAGGTATCAGGTGAAATGATACCGTTCAGGCTTAACTATCCGCAGCGAAGACTTATCAATCTGTTTGAGGAGCTGAGACACAAGAAAAAGGCAATACGTGTTGTAATTCTGAAGGCACGACAATGGGGTGGCTCGACATTGACGCAGCTGTATATTAAGTGGATTCAAGACTTTCGGCATGACGGTTGGAACGCTATTGTTCTGTCGCAGGTGAAAGGAACGTCGAAGAAGATTAAGGCGATGTACCGAAAGGCGGTGGAAAGACAGAAAGGATGGACGATAGGACACCCAGGAACACAGTTGAGGCTATCGCCATACGAGAACTCACCCGACGACTTTATTGTGACTGATGGCAACAAGGCGTTGAGGCGTTCGACGCTGACGGTAGCCTCGTTCGATAACTTTGATGCCGTGCGTGGTAACAACTTCCACTGTGCTCACTATTCGGAGGTGGCATATTGGAAGAAGACACCAGAGCATGACCCAGAGGGTGTAATCTCGTCTATCTCAGGCGGTATACATAACAAAGAAGACAACGTAGAGGTGTTTGAGTCAACAGGACGAGGAACTTCGGGCTTCTTCTATGACCGTTGCCAACTGGCAATGGACCCATCGAACAATGACGCATACGCATTCATCTTCATACCCTGCTTCATCATTGAGAACGACATGGAGCCAGTGGAGGACGAGAGGGAGTTTGCTATGTGGCTGCTAAAGAACAAAGGCCGCTCAACCTGTCCCAAGGGATATAGAGAGACAGGCAAATTCTTTTGGCGAATGTGGGAAAAGGGAGCTTGTTTCCAGGCAATCAACTGGTATAGAAACTACCGAAACAAATTTAAGACACACGCATTCTGTGCGACTGAGGCCCCTATCGACGAGGAAGAGGCATTTAGAAACTCGGGCAAACTCGTATTTAACCCATACTCAATAGACGACCTAAGGCAGGGCGAGGTAAAGAAGCCTAAGTACATGGCAGACATTGTAACCACTGGTGAGAAATCGACGGAGGCTATAAAGAATGCAAAGATAACGATAAGGGAAGACAGAGAAGGCGAGTTGAAGATATGGAGCTTGCCAAACAACAAGATATTGCATGTAGCAGACAGATATGTGGTGAGCGTGGATATTGGAGGCAAGTCGTCCACTTCGGACTATACCGTAATGACCGTGCTTGACAGAATGGGCATGATGCCATCAATGAAGGATAAGCCACGTGTGGTAGCCCGATACAGAGGGCATTGCAGACATGACGTACTTGCGTGGAAGGCAGCAGCTCTTGCTCACTATTACGACGATGCGCTGCTTGTGATAGAGAGCAACACGGCCGACCGCGAGAAGAACAACAACACCGAGGGCGACCACTTTGGCTCTATAATCAATGAGATAGCGGACTACTATCCCAACCTGTACCAGAGGCGCTCGTCGCCTGAGGACACGACGGGCAATGTACTTGCCAAGTATGGATTCCAGACCAATAAAATAACGAAAGGCTGGCTGATAGATAACCTTGAGGCTTTTGTGGATGATGGACTCTGGCATGAGCCAGACACAGAAATGTATCATGAGCTACGTATCTACGAGAGAAAAGAAGACGGTTCGCTTGGAAACATCGATGGTTCGGGCAATCATGACGACGTACTGATGTCAACAGCCATAGCCCTATATGTATCGACACATGAAATGGAAATGCCTAAGTGGAGAACAGACGAAGGCCTAAGAGGACATTCGGACGGAGTGAAGACAGAGGCATCAATATAAAAGAAAACAGATATGCAGAAATCACTATCATACTCAAAAGGAATAACAACATCGCTATCGGGAATGTTGACAGATGATACGGAACTTGTAGAGTTGGTAGGAATGGTGTATAAGTCAGGCGAAATGCACCCTATACAATTACCTTCCCCTCTTTCAGGTACCGTTATCAACCAACAAGTGGTCTACATACACAAAGGACCCGACTACTGCAATGCCATTCTATACGATAAGGTGTTGGGCAATATCACGTTTGTAGAAGTAGACTTCGAAAAATCGTCAATAGTCAAAACACAACAGACGAGTATACCAATAGGTAAAAGCCTTAACAATATATCGTCGGTAGGCAATACGCTTATTGTGGCCACAGACAAAGGCTTTGCATACCTATTATATAAAGGAGGAACGTACAAATATCTTGGCAATGAGTTGCCCAAGCCAAGGGTAAAATTCCGAACCTCAGCACCTATCATCGAGTCGCTTGTAACCAAGAAGAGCCAATTGTGCGACATAGACTACCTGGTAGACCATCCGACTGTTGGTGCTTACTACAACGACGACGGATCATTCAGTCATCTTGGTAGCAACGCATTAGAAGCAGGCACCAGATACGAAACATTCAGACCAAAGGACGACCGTGTGGACGACTTGCAGACAGCCATATCTGGCCATGTATCCCTGATACTAAACCTTGTCAAGGAGAAAAACGCATTTGCATTCCCCTTTTTTGTGCGATTTGCGCTACGCCTTTTCGACGGTACCTATGCACGTATATCGGCACCCGTGGCTGTGTTTCCTACGATAACACGCAACAACTACATTGTGCCCGTAGGATGGAAAAATCATGAGGTAGTGGAGGATACAGGCTCGGCGTTAAAACTACTCTATTGTCCTTCGTACGTAAAACTGCAATATCAGGTAGGTGGAGAAGACATAGACGAGTGGAGCGACATAGTGAAGGATATAGTAGTGTTCGCTTCGGACGAGGTGCTACCTTTTAATGTAGACGACAATTGGAGCATCATGAATCCGGAACAAACAAACAATACAGAGGTAGTAGATTTCTTAGGAATGAGATATGACGAGGCTGTATTCAGAGGTAATGCAAGAAAGAAGATAGTTTTCGACCTCAAGACATTCCCGGCAAGAGATATTGTATTGCCCAAAAAGTTCAAGACAGAGGACGAGATAATAGACGAGTTGCTGGCAAAGACACAGTTCTTTAAACTATTCTCTGTAAAGATAGATAAGATATACAATACAGTATGGAAGGATGCGCCAATAAAGCAAGGAGTAGTGAGCGCACTGTTACAACAGGAGCAACTGTCAGTAGACGATTATTACGGATGGACAACGATGAAACCAGAGAGTATGTATACGTACAACAAACGACTAAACCTCTTTGGGGTAAAGCGTTATCCATTCAAAGGCTTTTCGTCGTTCATCGCCAACTCGGACATAGTGCAGCGAGATTGCAGGTTGCAGTATTTTGTGCATATCGTCAGCGATACAATGGATACATGGGTAGTATCAGACATGGTAGAAACACTAAAAGAGGTAGCCAACTCATGGTTCTACTATCCCGATACGAATGCTACCGAGGTAATAGTATACGACTCAAAAAGTGCAGCAAGCTTCCGTATACCCCTACAGCGTCATGAGCGCCTTAATGGAGCCTACGCATTCCGCACACTGCCTCTGTATTCAACGATTACGAATGAGAACGTGAGCCGCCCTTCGCCAGACCCAACAGCCTACGAGTTTCTATCATCACAGATATTCACCTCAATAGTGAACAATCCCTTTGTCTTCCAAGCCTCAGGAGACAACACAGTAGGCACGGGCAACATACTCGGCATAGTAGCCAACACAGAGCCAATATCACAAGGACAGTTTGGCCAGTACCCTCTGTTAGTTTTCACGACGGAAGGCATTTATGGCATGTCGGTAAGTTCGGAAGGATTGTATGCAGCGAGTTACCCCATATCGCGCGAGGTGTGCAACAATGCTGCATCGATAACGCCAACGGGCAGTGTTGTATTCTTTACTTCGGCCAAGGGTCTTATGGCTGTGTCGGGAGGAAAGGTGACTTGTGTGTCGGACAAATTACGAGGACGCAACCCGTCGCAATTTCTTGAAGTAGGCAATGGAGACTTCCTTGGGTACCTTAGAGATTCGTTAATAGCGTACGACTACCGTGACTCGCTACTGCATATCATCAACCCCAAGGAGCAATATGAATATGTATATTCGATACATGACGGAACCTTCGCCAAGGCATCGTTGCCAGGAAAGGTGATTGCTGTGGTGAATAACTATCCCGACAACATCATACAGCTCAATGACGCGACTGTACTATCACTAACATCGAAGCCAGACATCAATGACGACACAACACTATATAGCGGAACATTTACGACACGTCCTCTGAAGTTAGGTTCGTCGTTGCAGCTAAAGACAATACATCAGATATTGCACCTCTTTGATACGGCGAACGGCAAGATAGCGCTACGTATATATGGCTCAAACGATTGTAGGAACTGGTGTGAGCTACATTCGTTGCACGGCAAGCCATGGAAATACTACACCCTAAGGTATAAGCTAAGCAATATGCTTGCTACGGATGCGTTTGCCGGAACGGTTGTGGATTTTCAGCCACTATTTACGGAAAAGATGAGATAAAAAAAGAAGGCTATCCATCACGGACAGCCTTCTTCTACTTATAATTTTCAATGAAAAAAGTATTAAACCCTTTCTTAACTAACCTAATAAAACCTTCTTAGTATATGAAAACAACTTAAACAAAATGTATCCAATCAAGTAACAGTAAAGGTGAAGCAGACCATTGATGCCTGGTATCACCATCATTATAAGGATAACGGGCATACCAGCCTTAAGAAATCCTTTGAAGTCGCCTCGCTTGCCCCACATGATGCCGAACATGGCGAAAAGCAAGCCAGACATTCCGACAGTAGACCTGTCTGTAGACATAGGCAAGAAGCTCGCAGCTACGGCAATCAAAAAGCCCGACACGACATTCATCTTTTGCTTGATGCTCCACAGAACGAACAAATTGGCAAGCATGTGCCATATGTTGGCGTGTTGGAAGCTGTAAGTGAGGTGGGGGATCAGGCTATCGTTAGCCAGAACCCCCATACCTCTATAAGGAAGCGAACCGAAGAGACTAAGTATCGTTAACAGTAGCTTTGCTTTTACGTCCACTGCCATACACTTCACGATGTCGGAAATCCTTTCCATAGAGCCTGTACTTAACAAATATATCTTTAACCGTGCGTGGCGACAAGAAGAACTCTGGAGCCGGAAGCGAGACAAGTATAGGGCACAGAAACCAAAGAGACTTGTTGACATACTCCTTTCGCTGCGAGAGTTCTTTCATTCGCTCGAACAGCGAATAGTAGAGTCGACGTTTTGAGTCGCCCAAAGCATCGACAATAGAGTTGTCGCCAACGGCCATGCGTCGAAGTTTCTCGTAAGCCTCTTTAGCCGTGATATAATAACGAGGAGCCGGATGCTTGGCAGTCTTGACGTATGCGTCTTGCTGACTCCACGGACGGGAGTGCTTGCATACATCACAGTAGGCTTTTCTAAGAGCCTCGCGCTGCAAACGGGTAATATCGTAATTATTTTTTGTCATTCAAGGAAAACGGTTTAAGAGGTTTTGTGATACAAAAATACGCAAACTTAGTTTAGTGACCAAGTTTGCGTATTAAAAATTAGTATAAATTAAAATATATTGTACTTATTTTTGTAAGTTTTCGCCTTTAGTTATTCTAATAACATCAGGCTCATAGCAGCATTCAGGACAAAAAACATCATAACCTTCTGTATATTTGTAGTACGAGGTCATTTTAATCTTATATCCATAACGAATTTTTGAACAAGAAGAATTAGTATGAATTATATTCTGATGTGTTATAGGATTGCGCTCACAATAGATATAATCCGAGAGCCGGGTTTTTGAACACGATGAAACACTTGCAATTATTGCTATTGCTAATAGTGATAATTTTGAAACTTTAATATTCTGATTCATTGTATATATTATCTATTTCACTTTCTGCATCATCTAAATCATAGCTGTCAACATAATCGCGCATATTATCTATTGAAGATTGTGCGTTAGATGCGTATTCGTTTATTTGTTGAAGCTTATCTTCCAAGTCTGAAATTTCCTGTTGTTGTCGTGTTATAACAGCCTCTCGCTCTGCTATTTGTTGACGGAGCTCTTCTTTGGATTCTCCACATGATAACATAAGGCAACTTGCACATAACAAAACAAGAAGCGGAATCAAATCTTTAAATATTCTCATTGTTGACGATCATGTTTATAGCAAATATGACATGGAGTTTTGTGTAACTTCTTAGCTTGTTCGAGAGTTACTTGTTTTATCTCTCGGCTGCAATTGCGCAAGCCTTTACATGATGCGGATTTGTGGTAGCGCTTGGATTGTGGCCCGGTGCAAATGTAGACACCATCGCCTGTAGCGCAAGCGAGGAACATTAGGGAAAGAAAGAGTACTTTCATTGTTGTTAAAATTAGTTATTATTGCGTGCTGCAAAAGTACTAAATATCTGTAAGACAGCCAAGGAATATCATCAAAAGACGTAAACCAGTTTACAAATAATATTGCGCTATAGAATAAGAAGCCTGGGCAAGAGAGCCAATGAGATAACAGGGAGATTCGGTGTTGAGAGGAATGTTGTAGTAATCGGATATGTGAGTTGTGGTGTGGAGAAGTTCGTGGGTGAGGGTGTTGAGAAATTGAGAGGGAGAAGAAGAGGGACAGAGAACGATGAGGGTGCGGTGAAGGGAAATGTTGGTATAAGTAAAAGCCGTGTCGGGGGTAGATTGAGAGACAAGAATACAGGCATCTTCAAGAGGACGCGAGTGACAGGCGAGAGCTTGAAGATGTCTGCGGATAGTATCGACCCTTGAAGGAGGGACATTATAAAATATCTGCACCGTCCAATCGTAGGAATGAAGGTAAATTTGCTGCGAGCGCATAGGCTATGAGGGGTCTAAAATATCTTCCCATGGGATAGGCGTGCCGGCAAGGGCACAATCGGCATAGAAACGATTGAAGATAAAACCGTCTGGCTGGTCTTCATCATCGACATAATCCTTGACAAAGAGAGCAAGGGCACGCTCGTCGGTGATGGAAGAGCCGTAGAAATCGGCAAGAGCCATATTGAAGACATAGACATGGTCGTAGGCAATGGCGTTTTCGAGAGTTATGCCGTACTTGTGGATAACCTGCTCGACCTTCTCCTTAGTCCAAGGAGTGATAGGCTTGTTGTCGCGACGCATACGAGAGACAGCGAAGTCGTGCATACGGCGTGAGAAATGATAGCCGTAATGTCGCAAATAGGCGAGCATTTCGGGCGGACGATAGTCGTACTGAGAAAGAGATTGACGAGGTTTCATTTGAAGATATGAAATAATGAGGAGAGTAACAGCTGCTGTGCCGACTCTCCTCGGGTTAAACATTAGTAATCGTTATCGTAGTCGCGACGATCACGTTGTCGGCGGTTGTCGGCGAAGTCTTCACGTTCGCGATAATCGGGACGGGGGTGATATTGGTCGCGGTTGTGATAGTCGGAGCTGCGATAGTCGGGCATAGGGCTGCGCTCGCCATATCGCTCACGCTTGATAGAGTCGAGACAGGACATGACCTTGCCTCCATAGCGAAGCATTTTCTCGGCGTTCTCGGTGAGTTCAGAGAACTTATCCTCGGTAATTTCAACAACAAAATTCATAGTCGTAATGTTTTTTAAGTTTCTAAGAGAAAGGATGCCTTATGCCTTAGGTTTGAGAGCCTGTGCAAGCATGCCCTGGATATTGGAGAGAGTACCTTCGATGCCAGACATCTTAGTCTCGAGTTGTGAGATTTTCTGCTCCTGTGCTTTCTTCTCGGCTATTTGAGGGTTGAGCTGGGCAAGCATGGACTCGCAAGAAGAGACGACAGAACGATGATAGTCAACACTTTCGAGAATCTGACGAGACTGGCGGAGCATGGCCTCAACCTCGGCAGACATAGCCTCGCGCGACTCAGATACAACAAGCGAGCCAGAATTGGCAATCTGACCGTTGGAAGGCAGTTGCTTGAAATCCATTTCGCCATCGGTAAGCTTAACACGCACATCAACAACAGACTCCATCGGTTGAGGAGAGAACTGTCCGGGCTGATAAGTGGGGAACTTAGGCTGAGGATTGGAAACGGAAACAACCTGTCCAATCTGCAATTTAGGCTCGTTGCTCTTGTCAAGCACATAAAAAATACTATTAGTACGCAAACCGCTGAACATAAGAAATCCTTTCTTTTAGAATAGGTTAGACAATACCCATCAAGACATGAGCTGAAGGGTGTTAGTGTCGCGTTCGAACCAGAACTGGTAGATGCCAGTGCCAGGGAGGTCGGCGACGGTAAGAGGAGCACCGTTGTACTTAGTGACGGCTTGGGTGGCTCCATTAGTCTCGAAGAGAATAGGGAGCGTGCCGGTGGTTGCCGTTGGAATAGCCTGAGCAAGCTTAACGAAAACCGTTCCACGATAGTTGGCCGATGCAAAAGCATGGTTGCGGAAGGAGAACGTGACAGCTGTAGCAGAGACCGCTACGGCAGTGGAAGCTACTGCAGCGGAACCACGGCGGTTGACCCATGAGAAGGGATAATTCCAAATAGGTGTCATATAGAACCCTCCTTTCTCATTAACCCCAAAAGCCGTTGGCATTGGCGTTGGCATAAAGACCGTACTGAGCAGCAACACAGTTAGGAACAGTAACAAACGGCTGATAAGGGACTGTCACGGTGTTAGGCTGAGCACACTTGATTGCGCTGACTTCCTTCTGCAAGCCTGCAAGAACCGCGTTGACGGGAGCGAGAGCCTGACCGACAATCTGTGAAGTCATGGCAGACGACTTGTAGGTGCTGTTCTCCTCACGAAGAGCATCAAGCTTGCTCTGCATTTCGCGCATTTCGGCTTGCTTCTGACCATCGAGGAGAGTCTGTGTGCTATCCTTGATGGCGTTGTGCAAGTCGCAAGTCTGACGCTGAGTCTCGAAGGCGACACTCGCAAAGCCACGCTCCTGTCCGTTAGCCACGTTGTTGATAGAACTCTGGAGAGCGTTAGTCTGCTGACAGATGGCAAGACGATTCTCGCAGCAACAGTTAGCAATCTGCTGAGCAATCTGCATATTGCCCTGCTGTAGAGCGTTGATAGTCTGCATACCCGACATACCCACTTGGTTGCCTACAGACTGGACCTGTGAGGTGAGAGCCGAAATAGCCGACTGAATCTGTCCTTCGGTGCAGTTGAGCTGAGTAGCGAGATTAGACAGAGCGTTGCGGTTGCCACCGATGGCATCCATAAGAAGAGAGCGTCCGTAGTCGTTGTTGATTTCGTTGGCAATGTTTCCACGACCGTTGCCACCGAAACCGAATCCGTTACCACCCCAGCCACAGAAGCAGAGGATAAACAAGAGCCAAATGAACCAAGAGCCTTCGCCGTTACCGAAGCCTCCACCACGATTCATTGCCAACAGAAGGTTAGGGTCGAGACCTCGCTGTTGAAGAAGAGGAGCTAACATGCTCATCATGCTGCCACCACCACACTGTCCGTCATTGCCGAAGACGTAAGTTTTTGTTTCAGACATAATAGTAAGATTTAAATTTCGCCCCAATGTCGGGACTTGACGCAAATTTACATATTATATAAGGTGTTGCCTAACAATGCTCAAATGAGGAGAACGATGCTCACGGAAACAAAAAACCGCCCTGTTTCACAACAGAACGGCTCAAAGACATATGAAAAAAATCTTATATAACAACAATAATATTATGTGATCTTACAACAATCGAGTTCAGACAGACTCCATGAAAGTTCTTTAAACCCGGCAGTCTTCCGTCCGTGCGGAAGACGCCCATCAGCAACATAACGGTCGAACTTGGCGCGTGACATATTGAGATAACGACAAGCCTCGTATTTGGAGACACGACGGTCCTTGTCGGCAATCATCGTGCAGAGGTCGAGGAACATGCGTTCTTGCTCGTCAGTAGTGGCACATTCGCCACTATCGATACGGTCGATAAGTTCGACGAGAATCTTGCGGATGGATTTTAAGAGGACTCCCATAGGTTATTTTCTACGATGTATAAGCCATATTAAGCTTACTGTACTTGTTATCATAAGGACTATCGAAATTAGAGGTACGGCGAACTGCTTCCATAAAGATAGTTTACGCTCGACAGGAACAGATATATCAGCCTTATTCTCTCTTACAGTGTAGATTGTATCGTGCTTTATAGAGACACGGTCGCGCCAACGGGTGATTTCCTTGGTGCGGTATATGGTATCGCCTTTGACAATGGACTCGAAATAGATAGAGTCGTGCATGTAGACGCTATCAAGGCGAAGGTTGTTGATATGTACCGTGTCGTGATAGGTGCGTTCGAGGACTACAGGCTTAGAGGTAGAGCAGCTGGTGCAGGAGACAATAATGGTCATTATCACTACAAACCAATAGAAGTCGCTGATTATTGAGCGCAACCATTCGCGCTGCCCGTTATCGTTTATATTCATAGCTTTTAATTTTTAAGAAGGACACTCTTTGCCTTATCAAGGAAAGCACGTCGTTGTTCGAGTCCGTTGGTGCCTCCGTTGATAATCTTCGTTATCTTGACGAGGTCGTCCTTGTCGGCATACTTGTTGAGATTATGGGTAAGCCAAAACCACATGGAAGATTTGACAGCGCCAAGAGGTTCTGCCAGGAGGTCTGGATTACGGAGAACGTCGCCTTTGCAGTAACTGGAGCTGTTGTAGGCGGAATAATTTGCACGGCCTGTAATCTGGATAAGGCCACGACCACGATATTTATAGCCATCGCCATCCTTTTTGGGTGTATTGCCGAGCATCTTAGCAAGGCGTCCTGTATCGTACTTGTCGAAGTAATGAGTAGGACCTTGCTCTACAGTATACTTGAACTCTGCTGACTCATGAAGAATCTGGGCGAGGTAGTGGCACATACGAAGAGGAGTGTCGATATGGAATGTGTCGGCATAGCCGTTGATGTAGTTGATATACTTATTGATGCGACTTCCGGCATCAGGGACAATCTGTAAGAGCTGCTGTTTGGTTATGTTCATTTTGTCTCCTCCTTTTCAAGTTCAGGTTCGGAATTCTTGAAAAATTTAAAATTCTCAACAAACTTAATGGTAAGAATGTAATACAACACGGAAACAAGCTTGTGCCACGAGGAACCAGGTGTGCAAAGGCTTCGCGCATTGCGTAAAATGTTAGTACCAAAAACACCAATGGCTATAAAGCAAACGTATTTGACACAAGCAAGGGCTTGCTCTTCTGAGTGCATGAAGTGACCGATGATAAACATAGATGCAGCCGTGGCAAAAAAGATGAAGCAATAGACCAAACACATGCCTGCCTTGCGCCAAGACCAATCCGCGCCACACTTTATGTCTGCAAGCAATCCGAAGAAAAAATTAACGACAAACAGTATTAGCATGGCAAGCATGAAGTCCCGAATTGGGCTGAGAAGGGCTAAGAAAGCCCCGGTAATTGCGTATAAAACACTCCTTGTATCTATCATGATAATTCTTTTATTCGCAAATTTAATGTTAAAAGGCATAGGATTTTCGGTATTTCGTCTTTTGCAAAAATAAAAATAGGTAGCGACAATTAAGCCGCTACCTAATTATATTAGATTTTGTTCTCAAGAGCGTCGAAGGCAGCACGAACATCTCGGCTAAGAGTGCGTGCATAGCGTTGGGTCTGACGGAGATTAGTATGACCGAGAACTTTGGAGACAATGTTGATAGGCATACCCTTGGAGAGGAACATGGTGGCAGCTGTGGCTCTTCCCATGTGACTATGAAGATTATTGACACCTATCATTAAGCCTATAACCTTAAGATAGTCGTTGTACTTCTGGTTGCTTATCTGAGGAAGTTTGTAGTTGTACTTTTCAAGTATCTCCACTGCCTGGGGAAGGAGTTGGAGAACAAAGTCTACACTATTCTTGACACGACGGTCGTGGTAGAGATACTTTCCGTCTACGAGGTCGCATTCGTTGAAGTCAAACGCCATAAGGTCGGAATAGGCGAGTCCGGTGTAACACTGGAACAGGAAGAGGTCGCGAACCTTAGCGAGGTGAGGAGTGGAGACGGTAATGGAACGGATTTCCTCGAACTGCTCAACAGTGAGACAATCGACATACTGCTTGTCGCCACGAGGTATTTTGAAGCTAAGACGACGATACGGATTTTCTTGAACAAGATTATCTATTACTGCATCGTTGATAAAAAGTTTCAGATACTTGTGGTAGTTGTAGATAGTAGCAGGTGCAATCTCTCGAGTATGCAAGTATTCATCCATTGCACGAACCTTAGCAACAGTAAGGTCCGAGAAAGAGATTATCTTACCCCATGAGTGCAAGAAGCGAGTAAAGACACGATAACGAGTCTTTGTGCTTTCAGATACACGACGTGCTACTGTGCGCTGCTCACAATAGGTAGGGAAATCAATTTTCTTGGCAGGCTCACCTTTGAACATACGAGTGAGTAAGTTGAAGTCGAAGTTGTCTTCATCGTCATAGGCCTTGTTCACAATCTTGTTAGCCTTGATTCGGATAGCCGTGAGACGTTGGTTAAATTCATTTTTGTCAGGATGGCGAATAACCTTGCATGCCTGATTGTCCCATTCGTTGGCAAAGACTTTAATGCCAGTAGAAAAATACTTCTGTTTGCGATTCATACAAAAGCGAATTTCAACAGAACCTTGCTTTCCATTCTTTGTAACGTGCTTTCTGTCATAAACAATGTTAAATTTCAAAATTGCCATAGTACACAAATTGTTTTAAAATGTTTATAATGTTTCGGGAAAACAATCACGTATTTGGTAATACACTTCTTGATGGCGGTAGAACGAGGGTAGAACTTGCAAATCGAAAAAGCGTCCAAATTCGCGAGAAAGCTGATAAACACTGGTGTACCCGAACGTTGCGAAATAAACTTGTTTACGTACGTGTTTACGGTGTAACTCGTTTATTAGCAGCAGCTTACACAAAGCATAATATCGCTAACAGCTTGGTAAAGAAGCTGTTAGCGATACAATCAAATAAAAAGCAATATTGTCTAAAAGTGACCTCGCAGG